TCCTACTCTAGGTATTGGCGCTACTAGTAACGGTTATGATTTAGGGTATGCTTGTCTTAGCGAAAAAATTAATATGTGGAGTTATATAAAACCCAAAGAAGCGTCTAGCCCTTCATTTGACAACGCTAGTTTACCTGGTATAATTTATGATTCTGTAAATAAGAAATTAGTATATGATAGACCTAAAACATGGTATAGGCTTACTGATTTTGATGGATACGATCATGGGGCTAAACCTCTTACAATAGATAAAGATATTCTAACTAATCCCGTAGACGCTACAAAGGCAACGTTTGTGCTTACAATTTCACCATATTGGGCTGATTCTAGGTATAATTGGGGTAAAATACTTGGGGGATTTACTTGGTCTAATATGAAAATAAAGGTGGAAGTATATAATCAATCAAAAAGGTTGGTAGATTCTGGAGTTTTCGTTGTAAGTAGTATTGATAGTACAGGAAAAATTTCAATTACCCTTAATCGCAATAATCTCATATCTATGGGAGATACATATATTTATATTAAGGGTTATTTTTGTGATTACAGTGGAAATGTATTATGCTTAATCCCTACTACATCTGACGGATTTATTCGTAAGCCGATAGTGGTTACTCAAAGTCTTTCTATTACACTTGGAGATACAACAGCCAACGCTTCTGGATTCTCTGTTTACGGACAGTTGACAAATGGGTCTACTTCTTCTAAATGCAGATTAAACATTACAAATAATACTTCTAGTGATTACGTTGCTTCATCCGGCAGACCATACGCTAGATATAGATGGAGAGCGAAAGATGGATCTTATACGAGCCAATGGTCAGGTAATATATTGATGCCTTCGTGCACAAATATTCCTAAATCATTTACTCGTAATGATGTGGTTGATGCTGGAAATCCCCCATCTTATGGTAATGTTACTCAATGGTATGTTGATTATCAAGTTATTATGTATTAAACACTGGATATAATATACACAAGCAATGGGCATGGAACGGCAGCTTAGGTCTGTCTGTGTGTATTCTGTATTGCTCGTCAATGCAGAACTGGCATGGGTTCTTAGATGTTACTGCTGTTCTCCATCCCTTGAAATTTGGAATGTTTTTCCATGAGTTGTAATTTGCTTCATTGAAAATACCTAGAATCATCTGCTGTTCTATAACATACAACTGGCTTATACCGTTTGTAGCATATCCTCTCCCGTAGTGTTTCTGTTTGCTTGGTGGAATAAATGATACGTTATATGGTGATGATATGTTGTTCCATATCTTCTTTTGAACCTCGTCTGTTATTTTCTCTATATTGTTCGTTTTTGTGGACAGTAATGTATTGGCAAGATATACTTCAACAACAGCGCGGAATCTGTTTGTATTTGTGTTTATTCTCTGCTTTGTCGTTTCTCCACCGTATGTCCTTTCCATATATTCCTTAATGCCGTTGTCCGTCATTGAAATATACTCCCATCCAAGATCATCGTTTAGTTCTAGTGACAGTTTATTGCTTTCCAGTACATATTGGTATATGTCGTTATATATATCCTCACGGAACTTTTTGGTCAGTTCTAGCACTTTTTCTTTTTGGCTATCCGGGAGTTTTGATATTGACTTGAACGATTTAGCCCCTGCCAAAAGGAATATGGCTAGAAGGTCTTTAGAAAACTTCTCCGCACGCTCTTTGGTTGACGATTTTATACCGTTGGCAAGTCTTTTTACCTGGAAGTAATAGTCTGCAATCTTAGATGTTTCTTCTTTGTTGATCATTGGCTTCTACTCTTTCTGTTATTCCGTTTGCTACCATGTTTATCATCAAACTCTTGAAATCGCTTTGGCTGTAAACTTTTTGCCCGATTGATGCTAGAGTTTGAAAGATTACAATTTGATTCTCATACAAAACCTTTTGGTTCTGTATGATAGCGTCAAGTTTCGATAATATTTCTCTTTCGTTGTCCATAGTGCAAAGGTATGTATTTTAAATAAAAAAGGCAACAGTGAAGATTCACATCTGCCTGCTGCCAAGTAAAAACATCGTAATGGTTCATTTAGATAGTGCAAAGTAACAGAAAATATGGTATATTTGCAATGATAAAATAGATAAATATTGTTAATCGTTTTGTAATACCTAAAAATATGGGAACCATAGATTCTATAATTTTATCAGATTATATTTTAAAACATTATGGGCCAATGTCACACTTGAAATTGCAGAAATTATTATTTTACTGCGATGCTTATTATTTGGCATATTTTGATAAAGAATTAATTGAGGATTCTTTTGAGGCATGGGTACATGGCCCTATTAGTCGTAAGGTTTACGGTAGTCTTAAAGATAAATATATGCTGTATGAAGAATTGACCTATTCAAATGAAACCCAAAAAGATGTAGATAAGGAATTTGAAAAGTTGACGCAAGACCAACAGGATTTTGTTATTAGTATTTTGGAGGAATTATATACTTGGACAATGTTTGAATTGGAAGCGTCAATTTGCAACGAGAAACCTTGGAAAGAAGCTAGAATTGGCTATGGAGAGGCAGATAAGTGTCATGTGGAAATTTCAAAAGAAACAACTAGATTATTCTATAAGAAAGACTTAATTCAATGACTTTACGTTTGTACATAAAAAAAGCAATAGAATAGATTGAGCCTTTCTATTGCCTAAATGAATAAATCTAAAAAATGCAATATGTTACTGCTAGTTGTATCCATTTAATGCTTTTTGGAAATTGTTGAGGTTGTCAAAATAATATAGACAACCCCATTAAATGATATCTTTAAATAAGTTTTACTTTTTGCAGTTAAATCTGCACATCTAAATATCAACTAGCCTAATTATTACATTGCAAATATAATACTTTTTTGTATATTTGCAATGTATCAATAAATAAAAAAAACATGGAACTATTAGTAGAAAGAAAATGGTGTAAGCCTGATTATACTATAGGGCGTTTGTATATTGATGGTGAGTTTTTCAGTAATACGCTTGAAGATCGGATCGTTGACGTGAATAAGAACGGAGTGTTTGATGGAAACGAGAAGAAGGTTTATGCTGAATCTGCTATCCCTTACGGTAGATACCAGGTTATATACAACTGGTCACCAAAATTTGGACGTAATATGCCAAGACTGTTGAATGTTCCTCATTTTGAGGGTATTCTTTTTCACGCTGGAAATACAGCAAAGGATTCTGCCGGGTGTATCCTTGTAGGTAACAATACATCAAAAGGAAGGCTTACTGAATCACGCTATACTTCTGACAAGTTGAACAAATTGATTGACGATGCGATAAAGCGTGGCGAACAGGTTTGGGTTACGATTAAGTAGTGTGTTATCTCATCAACCATGTGTTGAAGGAGTTACAGGAGCGATGTTTTTGTCGCTCCTTGTTTTTTAGTAATAATAGATTATGTACAGTGCTATACTATTCTCGCCAATTTTCCATCGGACGGTTTTCCGCCAAACAGGTGATTGATGTATGCAAGACCTTTTTGTGTGCATAGAACAACCATCACGACAAAACCTGGGTGATTCTCTCTTGAAATAGGTTTTTCTTTCATCTCGAAATACCCAGCATCAATATATTTCTGTTTTGGCTCATTCCTGTTAGCAAAGAATACTCCTGCTTCACGAAGCTTCTTGAACAAGGTATTTCGTCCGAATGGTAAGCCGAGTATCTTGGCAGCCTGTCCTATATCACATTTGCCTTCCATCGCAAAGGCTTTGTCGGCAAAATCCGCTTTGGGCTGTAGTTTTTCTATTTGTTTCTGCTGCTTTTTATTTTCCAAAGCCAATCGTTCTTTTTCCTCTTCGGCTTGTACTACCATTAGTGCAAGCTCCTTTCGGGAAAGTTCATGCTTTGCCACTTTGTGAAATACTTGCCTGTGAACTACCTCTAAACTAAAGATTTAGCGGCTTCGGAGAACCAATACCTCCTCTCTTTTCCTGCTTCTTCCTGTCATTGCTTTTTAGGACAGTCCACAGGCTTAACTTTCCCACGCTCCGTGGGTAGGGCTTTTAAGCCAAATTCCTTTATATTGCAAGCTGCATTGAAGTCACGGTCATGGTGTGTGCCACATTCTGGACAGATCCAACTGCGATCGCTAAGTTTCAATCCTTTATACACATAGCCGCATTTTCCGCAAGTCTTTGAACTTGGGGCAAATCGGTTTATCTGAATGAGGTTCACACCATACCAACTGCATTTGTATTTAAGCAGCGTAAGAAACATCCCGAAAGATGCGTCACCGACTGCCTGTGCCAAGTGGTGGTTTTGCATCATTCCTTTCACGTTCAAATCCTCCATGCAGATGGTACGCACTTGGCTGTCGTGCGTCAGTGCATAGGTGATTTTGTGAAAGTTATCCTTACGGCAATTGGCAATATGTTCATGCAACCTAGCTACGCGGATGCGTGCCTTGTTACGGTTGGCAGAACCTTTCTTTTTGCGGCTCAACCTCTTTTGAAGTAGTTTCAAACGGTCAAGGCTTCGTCGCAGGTTTTTCGGGTTGTCAAACGTTCTCCCGTCAGAACATACGGCAAGTGATTTGATACCCAAATCTATACCCAAACACGTATCGTCATGTATCGGTGTTACCGGAAGTTCTTCAATGTCCGTGTCAACCAATATGGAAGCGAAGTATTTTCTCGATGGTGTCATGCTGATGGTGACGGTTTTGACCATTCCCTTAAATTTGCGGTGAAACACAGCAGGAATATCCTTTACTTTCGGTATGGTGATTGTTCCCTTGTCGAAATCCACGACACAATGCTGGGGGCACTGAAAACTCTGCCTGTCCTTTTTGCTTTTTAATTTAGGAAAGCCTACTGCATGAGTATCACGGAAAAAGTTCTTAAAGGCGGTGTCAAGATTTCTCAACGCACTTTGCAAAGCTTGCGAATTTACCTCACCCAACCACTCATGTTCTGTTTTCAATTCCCTCTTCATGCGATTGGTCAGTTCAACATTGCCAATAGATTTCTCTTCCTGCTTGTAGGCTTCAATCTTCAGCTTGAGTGCCCAATTATAGACAAAGCGACAACATCCGAAGGTCTTGGCAAGCAATACCTTCTGTTCGTCTGTCGGATAGATTCTATATTTGTAGGCTCTCAGCATGGCGATTTTATTTGTTTTTCAATACTCAAAGATACGAAAAAATATTGGAATGCGAAACTATTTTATTGATTATCATCTATATAAAATTGTTAATACATCTTATATTACCTATTTTACTATCGTTGTATTTATAAATGTGCATTTTTCATCCCTTAAACTGAAGATTTAGGGTTTTTCAAATGCGAGTATCTATAAACCTCAAAAACTGGACGTACTTTGCGAGCAATAAAAAACTCCATACAGGAAACGGTAAGTTTGTATTCATTTGTAGGCCTTCCGCCTTTTTGGTTTTCCGCATTTTTGCGTAAAACTTGATAATCAATATTTTCTATAAGGTATTAAGGAACAAATTGACACCTAATGTTGTACAATTACTTCGTTTCATTTCCATACTTAGCGCAAAAATATACCTGTATTACTTTTTCGTCTATGTGTTGATAAACTGTGGTTATATCCCAAGGTCCATTTTCAATATGCGTTCTTTTGTTTAATACAAACGGGTTTACTTTCGCTAATGGGATAAATCTGTCTAGGAAGTCACATAGTTCTTTATCTTTTTCTATTTTTACAAGTTCATCATTAGTTTCTCCCGAAATGGATGTTATAGGACCTGCTCCATACTTTTTGAAACAATCATACGTGTTTCTTTCTACTGGACCCCATTGCCATGCCAAAAATGGATCTTTAATTAATGGTTCATGTCTTATTGCATAAGAAAATCCATGAGCAAAGTAAATCATGTTCAGAATAGACATATTTGTCACGGGTATGTTTTGCTCTATGCACTTTTTTACGAAATAATCTGCAATAGATAATCCTTTGTATTTTTGGTGGTATTCCATAGCTGTTTTTCCAAATTAGGTATTACAAGGGCATCACTTCCGTAACGCCCTTGTTTTTTTTACATTAACCCAAGCACCATCCCTACTGCTCCCCAGAATACATCTCTCCATTCGGGCACTCCTTGTCTAAGCCACTTATCGTAGACAATTTCTTTTCCTACAAGAATGAACAAGGTTAGTGCTATTGCTGTCCATACGGAGAAAAACCATTGCGCCATGCTTACTACAAGTATTCCTGCAATGAGGTGTTCCATTCCGTCAACTCTTAAATTGTTAAGGCATATATAGTCCAATGCCCTTCTGATTTTTCTTAGAAAGTTTGTAAATTTTCCCATAGTTTAGCTGTTTTCGTTGTTTTCATTGTTTTCTTCTATCACCACCCTAGCTTCCATATCGTTTAATCTCCTGTCTTGTTCGTCCATTCTATCATCTTCGTTATTTGCTGAGAAATCGCTTTCTTCTCTTGCTGTCTGTAATGATATTATTCTGGAGTTTACAAGTTGAACGAGTGTGTTGTTCCATTCAGAGAAGTCTATGTATGAGTATGGCTCTATGGTAGCGTTTATTCTTAGAGCGTTATAACCTGTTGCGTCACCTTCCATTACTCCTACATAGTATTTGAATATATTGGCCATGTCATTTATGGCTGTATTCATCATTTGTGCATCACTTCTCGCCCATTCCATTTCCGGCTCATAATACATTGCCGTTGTTCCAGTAGGTCTGTCACCTGACGATGATTGCATTGGCGGAACGACACCACTTCCGTCAAGTATCCCGTTGTATATGTTATCTATTTCGGTGAAAAGTGAGTTTGAAGCGTCCATTTTACCCATGAATTGTGCATCATCTTCTGCCCCTACACGTAAAATAGAAGTTCCTCCCAATCCGTTTCTTTGAATGTTTATTCTTCCGTTTGTCTTGATAAGTAGCATTTGGAACGCCTGTCGTGTGTTGTATTCTCCTATCATGGACATTAAGAACTCGAAATCGTCTATCAAGTCCTGTACTGCCCCCCAAAATGGAAGTTCAAGCCGTAGATATACTACAGGTATAAATCCCAGGTTATGGAATTGATGCAATTGTATGATATTCCCGTTTTCGTCAATATCCGTTGCTATATCTCCGTTGGAATCAAGCGTGTAAAACTCATCTTTAGTCCATACATCGACAAGTGTGTCTGTATGTTCTTCTCCGTCAGACGATATGTATGTGGTTGTATATTCCCTTGCGAAAGCTATTCTTTCCCCTCTTCTGTTTTTATGTTCATACAGTATATCTCCTTTTGAGTAGCTGAAAGACCTGTATTTTATCTCGTCCTTATCCTTATATATATATATGGCAGCATCTCCTACCTTTCCGGCTTCGCTTATAAGTTCAAACTTGGCTGTTTCCATGAGAGAATCAGTCCAGTATTCCTTGTATGTTGTCAGCTTATCCCTGTTCTGCTGGTTTGACGCGCTTTTCTTTATCTGAAATTTAAGAGGATTGGTACACAGGTGTGATACCCTTTTCTTATGTATCATCCTTTGGAGAGGGAATGCCCGTCTTTGCAGTACGTATGGAGTTGATGCCAATTTCTTTTTTCTTTTCTGAGCACCTACATTCGCGCTTTCATCATCCGATGATGTGGCATCCTCGTCTGACGGGATACTGTCTTTCCAGTCGGGTCTGTTGTGTATATAATGTCCTGATGTATCCCATTGCGCTAGAAAATCATCTTGTGACATATATTTGTATATCAAAGTGGAGCGTCTTGGTTTTTTCTTTGTTCCTCCACCTCTCCCATCGTCACATCTTGACGGAAGTGCCACTTTGAACGGTTCTTTACGAAGTAAAACGTCTAATTTAAAAATTTCCATAATTATAAATATTTTAGTTCATCCATTATATCGTCAGGTATATCAATCATTACATTGCATACATCAAAATATGTTCTATATAAGAATGTTCCTTCTATTAAGTCTGGGGAGCATCCTACAATTTTCTTGGCTTCTGTTTTTTTTAGTAGTCTCAGTTTTCCATTTTCCCTCTCTATATCACGCCTTATAGCTCTTCTTTGATCCATTAGTGCTTCCCTTATTGTTTTGTTTACATATGGTTTGTCTAGGAGTTCTGGGTTTATACTGAATCCGCAATGACCTATGTTGGTCCCTTTTATGCGCGTTACCATTTCATCAGCAAGTTGCGCTCTTAGATCAAAGTAAAATCTTACAGGCTGATCATCTTTGTTCCTATCCATTCTTTTTGGAACGCCTCTAAGTATGGCTAAGCTATCAGGAAATGCGTCACGAAATGTAGGTGCTCCAAGACCATCAAATGCAAGTCTATTTTCTCCAATACCCCATTTCCATAGATTACTTCTAACCCATCTGTTAAGATCCCTAGGCTTTAACGTATTGGACCATTCTATATCCTGTAAGTGGTGTCCTATAAAATGTCCCATTACGCAAACATCTCCTAACCCATATGCTATATCAAGTGTTGCACATTCAAAATAATCATCGAATACAGGTTGTGATGAAAACACCTCTTCCATCTCGTCTCTCGTTATCCATTCGTTCCCTCCTTTTATCAGTTTCCATGATCCCAATGCATTTATGGATACTTCCTGGGCTGTACCTCCAAGATTTTTCTGATAATCAGGATTGGAACTCATGAGGATCTTGTTATCCTCAAGTCCGGAAGCTATAAAAGTTATATTTTTGATGTATCTTTTGCAGTTTGTTTCATCAATTTTGGTATTTTTACCGAATCTTGCGATAATATAATCTTTTGCTTGAGCAAATACTTCCTGTGGGCTGTCACCCCATGCTGTTTCATGTATTGTGTCTCCATATTGAAAAAAATATCTTACTTTACCTGAACGTTCTGGTATAGCTATCCCATCATCATCTACCCACCATGATACCAATTCTCTCCAATAGTCACTATACGGGTTTGGATTACAAGCTCCTGAGAAACTTGTCCTAAGTCCAGAGGAGGAACGCAATACTGTTTGAAGATAGTTTACAATCGGTTCTGTAGCCTGTGAGCATTCGTCTACAACTACTTTAACAACATTACCTCCTTGTTGTCTATCTTTAAAATCATTTATACCCTTTTCTCCTGATATGCAGGCATCTCCGAAATAATCGTATCGTATTTCTCCACCTGCATCCAATCTTGAAAGACGTTTAGAGTCTATATATTCTCCATAAGGTTCAACCATTTTTGAAACCACTTTCAAGATACCATCCGCTTTTTCTGCGGATGTCTTATCTTTACGAAATACTAGTGCGGAAAATGAAGGATGGTTGCATGAACTTAGTATGTCTATTCCAAGGCAAACAGATTTACCTCCACCACGATTACCATGCAGTATTTTTATTCCTGCCCTGTTTCTTAAAAATTCTTCTTGCGAACCTTTTTGTGGTGCAAGCATGTTAACTTTGTATCCTTTACTTCTTCTGTCTTCTATGTATCTTTGGACAAAATCAAGATGTCTATATGGAATAATTCCCCTTTTGCCATATCGTTTTAACGATTTGACAACATCCTTAGTCTTTAAACCACGATATTTTAAGTCTATTTCTTCCATTGTCTTAGGCATTAATGTACATCTACACACACACATTTTAGAACGTTAATCCGTTCGGGGCGATACCAACGCCCACTATCGGCTATCATAAAAGAATCACCGAATACTTTTCTACCTATATTAAGCGCACCGTTGACATCGGCATTGATAACCTTTCCAACTGCCGACTTGAACAGCCCTCGCTTGACACGCTTGCCGAGATAGCTGTCATGCTTGCATATATCCTCCATAGACAGAGCATCACATTTGCTAGTGTAGCTTTCTTCATGTTCTATATAGTTGATACCTGCAAGCTCACACTTGTATCTAAGGCAGCTTCTTAGCCTCGCAAAAGGGATGAATGTAAACTTCTGATTGTTTACTCCACCCATATTGGTGGATTGTTTCCATCCTTTGTTGTAGCCTACAGCAAGAGTGCCTATATGATGTGATACAAGATAATCCACGATACGCCTGCTTGTCTTGTGCATTACGTCATTCATAAACCGTTCACGTTTCTCATACATCTTTCTCATTCTGTTTGTCAGTTTCTCTATCCCCTGCCTGTCCTTTATGGATTGCAGCATGGATAATGTTTTGTTAAACCATCTGTTGTATGACTTGACAACCTTGCCTGAAAACAACAGAGCATTGCATCCGCATACTAACGTGGCAAGGTTGTTCACACCCAAGTCTATAGAAGACATACCTGGACCATCATTATCCGAACAGACGCAATCATATACAACTTCCACGGTCATGTATGTACGCTTTGGAATTATCCTAACCTGTTTGAACCGTTCGATTCTGTCCTTGTACTTCTCCCATTGAGGAACGGGTATTTTCAAGTCACGGTCAAGTATTATATACCCGTCATGTATCTTGCACGACTGGTTGGTGTATATCGCATTGCTCATCCCACCCCGTTTGTGATAGCATGGCAGTTCGGGCTTGCCGTTATACTTCCCAGGATTCTTAGACCAATCCTTTACAGCCTTGACGTATCCTTTCAAAGCCTTGTCAAGCATGCGTAATGTTTGTTGGGCTACGTGTGATTTCACAAGCCTGTAATTTACCGTACCTTCAAGGTTGGTGACGTTTTTCATTATCCTGTCCAAGTCGGGATAGAACAGCCACCTGTCGTTATCCTTCAACTCGTTGCGAATGATATACAACGCCTGATTGTATAGATTGTTCGTAACACGGCAGATAGCGCAAAGCCTGTCAGAATGATTGATGTCAAATTTATAAACTAATTGCATGTTAGCTAGTTTTCATATAATAATATGTGTTAAATTTTATAATTGTGTCAAATTATTCCTTAATGACTTTGCAAATATAATATTTTTTATAATATTTTTTTGCATATACACAAAATTTAACTATATTTGCATCGGTAAGAGGTACTTACTATGTGCAAAGGTCTTGTGCATGAACTAAATAAAAATAATAGAGTATATGGATGAAAATGTAAAAGTCATTTTTGAAGGTATCAAGAATGCATTAGGAGAAAGTAGCTCCGTTATTACAGATCGTACAATTGAACAGACAATCAATGAGTTCTCACCGTTCGCACCGCAAGAAAATGCGGAAACGTTTTGGAACGAAAGTGTTGTTGCTCATTTAAAGAACACAGTGGCAGGTCAGGTAAGAGCATTCGCTTCTGACAAGCGTAGAGAGTGGGATGTAATCAAAGAGCAAGAAATTGCAAATTTGAAGAAGGAATGGGAAAAATCACACCCAGCTCCAGCACCGACTCCAACACCGCCCCCTAGCCCGACTCCAGCACCACACCCAACACCTGATCCAAAACCAATTGAACTGCCGGATGATGTTAAGGCTAAACTTGAAGAATTTGAAAAATTCAAGAAGGATTTTGAAGCCAAAGAAAAAGAGGAAAAACAGAAGCAACTTATAACGGAAAAGCGCAATAAGCTATCTGAGTTGATTAAACGTCCAGAAGCAGGAATGCCTAACGAGTTGTTGCGTAACATCATTTTTGAGAACATTCAAATTTCACCCGAAGAAGAGGATGCAAGTATTCTTCTGAAAATACAAGGGAAGTACAATGAAACTTGTACTAAATATGCAAAGGATGGTATTAATCCTTTTGTTCCTGAACAGGGTGGTTCTAGCGATGTAAAATCATTCATAAATAGAAAGAGAGAAGAAGACATGGCTAGCAAGAAAAATAATATTGTCAGCCGATATTACAGTAAAATTAACAAATAACTTTTTAAATTATGAAAGCAGGAGTTCTTGCAACAAGTTATAGTAAAATTGGTGGAGCAAGACATATCTTTTCTAATGATACGTCTTTGCATGTTCTGTTAGTAGGCTGTAACGTTCTTCCTGAACGTATGCCTACTGTTGGAAACAAACTTCCGGCTGGTACTATGATTAAATGCGATTCCTCAAAGCAGAATGGTGGAGATATCCATTATTCATTTAGAATGTATGAGAAGTCGGATTCAGGTGCTACCGTAAAAGTTGAAAAAATTATGGGTAATACAGTTGCCAAAGTAGGTATGATTGTAGGTAAGGCTCCTACTACCGCTACTGGTACAACAACTGGTTTCACCATTAACAGTATTGATTCGTCTAATGATGAATATGATGTTCTCACATTGTCAGGAGATGCAAGCAAATTGGAACTTACTGATATTCTGGTTGAAGTAACGGCTACTGGTGCTAGTGCTAAAATCAAGGTAATCCCGAATGCTATTCTTCCTTATGATGTTGACACGCTTCCTGGTGCTACTTTATATCCTTTCAATGGTGCTTGGATGGTGACAAGTGAGATTTTGGAAAGACGTATTCCTCCTGTAGCTTCGGCTATTAAGAAGGCTATGAAAGACGATGAATCTTATCCTTGCGTCTTCCGCTATACATTGTATAATTAATTAAATTTTTTGCCATATGCAAAGATCTACATTTAGTTTCTATGATTGGCATTTCTCAGGAGAGATGCAAGAACTTATGGACTATGCCAATCAGAAATTTGATAACGAAAACTGGAGAAGTTACGGAGATTGGGACGTTCCTCAAATGAGTAAGTCTTGGAATGTAATAGTTGATGAATATACACAGGCTACCCGCCCTGTAATGCTTGCTCCTTTGGCTGAAAAGCCTATTATGGACACTACGGGATTTGAGTGGCATTCGGGACGTATTCCGAAAATGGGTCACGCCATTCAGTTTATGGAAACTGATATTCAGGAGTTCTATGAACTCGACATTCCGCAGGGTGCATTACTTGATAAAATCCGTGAGAAGTGGTATACAAAGATGGAGGCATGTATTCAAGGTTTCCATACCGAATTGAACTGCATGACTTATCAGGCTCTTTCTACAGGTATGCTTAACTATACTGCTAGTGGTACTAACTCGATTCCTGTTCAGATCGACTATCGTGTTCCTAAAAAACATAAGTTGAAAGCGTTGAAACAGAAATGGTTTAACGATGCCAACTGGACACCGAATGAGAACTCAGATCCGATTAAGGACCTTCAAAGAATGTGTAAGATTGCCGATAATGACAGTGTGCCTTACGATCACTTTGAAATGTCCAAAGATTTGTATGATAACTTCCTGATGCACCCGAAAGTGACTGCTGCTGTTCAAGCTCGTCTTGTTCCTGCCGCAGCTTCTTCTACAATCTATCCGATGAACAATCAGGAAATTGTGGATGTATTGATGAAGGTGTTCTCTATCCCTGTTATTATTCCTATTGAAGAAAAATCAATGTGGAATAAACTTGGTGTTGTTGAGGAGGCTGCACCGTCTTTTGAAAAGAATACTGTCGTTCTTGTTCAGAGTGGGCAATTCTTCCGCATTAAAAATTCACCGTCAATGTATTTGCAGGACACTAATCCGGCTGTACAGATTTCTTCTTTGGAAGGAAATCGTATCGCATTCTTGCATCAGTATTCTTCCGAGCCGTATGCCGAGAAGAGTTCAGGCGAGTTGTGGGCATGTCCTGTGATGAAGAATCCTAACAACCTTATTATTATGAAGGTTGACGAACAGTCAAATACAGGATTGTAAAAAGTTGAACCATGAAAGTCATTATTGATATAAATGGAGAAGGCACGGCAAAAGGCGCAGGAGAGTATTTCATTGGGGATACTCTCACGCTCCAAGCTGTTCCAGAAGAAAGTGTTGAATTTGGATACTGGCTTATAGCTGACAATGAAACATTGAAGCCCGAAGACAGGCTTAAAGTATCAAACAACCCATATACTATCGCAATAACTCCTGAGATTACTGCCAAAGGTAATATGAAAGTGGAAGCGTATTTTTATATGTCCATGCGGGAGTATTTGAAGGCGCAGATTGATTATGAGTTAAAAAATACATCATATATCAGTGTAGCACAGAAATGGGGGTTTCGTTTGTCTGATGATAGCCGGGAAACTTCTGAGATGCAGAAGGACCTTGCTTATGCTGACTTGCTTCTCATTGTTTGTACGGCTCCTTCTACCATACAAGGTAAAACGAAGAAAGCTGGTAATTGGTCGATTACTGACACTAGCAAGACTATTTCTATCAATGATAAGAAAAGATTGGAACAACGCGCAAAGGAATTATATGCCAAATGGGGTTTGAATTTGGATGTTGGAACAGATGTTGAAATAACTAGATTGAGATGGTGATATGGGAAAGAGTGTTTTAGGTGAAGATATGTTTCCTGATATGGTGAGGATTTATCAGAATAAAAATAATTCTGATAAATATCAATCTATTCCAGATTGGGAAATGATATATGAAGGAAAAGCAAACATACAGGAAAAGGATACTGGTTCAGAAACGAATGATGTGGATAAATCCGAATATGTCGCTTACCTAGAAGATAATGACGTTACGATACCATCTGGATGCTTGTTAGACTGGCAGAATTTCAACCATCCTTTTTCTGACAATAGTAACAATTGGCGTGAGATAAAGAAGCCTCCATTTAATAATATGGAATTTGGGACGGTAGTATACTTTAACCAAATAGAAAACTAAAAGACTATGACAATCAACTGGACAGAAATAATACTTGCTTTGTTGGGAACAAATGGTATAACCCTTATGACCTCTGTTCTTTTGTTCAAGCAAAAGAAGAAAAAAGTAGAAACTGAAATTGACTCTTCTACCTTGGATAATCTAGAAAAAGGATTTGCTCTTCAAGGTGCTCAATTAAAAAAGGCTCAAGAGGAAATATTAAGTTATCAAGAATCTCTTCGTAATGCTTATCAGAAGATTCAAGAGCTTTACAATGAGATGAATAGTATAAAGAATGAGTTGAAAAACGCCAAGGAGGATAGGGATAAGCTAAAAAAGCAGATTGATAAACTGAATAAACCGACAACAAGAAAAACTAGAACAAAGAATGTCAGCAAAACAGAATGATGAAGTTTTGAAAAAGTTTGGTAGTAATGTCCAGCTTGCCTTGGATGAGTCTATCATGCAGTTTATGGAAGATATCGCGACGAATGTTATGGATGATATAAAAGACATGGAAGGCTTTACCAATCAAACTTTCAATCTTGAAGATAGTTATGGTTGCGGCATTTATAAAGATGGAGTCCTAAAGAAGATTGTGTGGGCAAATGCGGTTAAGGTTGCGGATGAACCAAGGAAGCGTAACGGAGTTGAGTATTGGGGACGTGAAGTAGCTAAAGATTTCTTCAATAGTTACAAGTCTGATAGGTCCGGAAGATACGAACTAGTTGTAGCTGCTGTCATGTTTTATGGGAAGTATTTGGAGAATTACCATTTATTGAATGTTCTTACAGATTCTTGGCTTAAAACAAAAACAGATTTAAACGGAGGTAAATATACTGTAGTTTTTAAAAAAATTGCAGCTAATATGTTGAACAAATATTTTAAGTGAGGTAAATGGGGTACTTTAATCCTTCAACGATAAATACAACCTTGTACAATATTGTATTGGACGAGAATATTGCTGATGATGTATATAAAGTACAGCGTCCTGCAAATGTTGATGATAAGGTAACGAGTTTTATTGTCGTAAACAATAATACTAGGATTGTAAGCAACACTGAAAATGGTCCTTATGGACATTTTGGGAAGGGCGAAACAATGGCTACGGTTACTTTGTTTGTTAGAGCATTACCGGGTAATATTTATCCGTCAATTATGGATGCGTTAAGTGAGAAGATTGTGAACTTATTTCCTCAAAAGGCTGTGCAGCTTCATTTTAAAATATTTAATGTTTTACCACCAATGTTTGATGGTGTCGGATTTTATTATACATCCGTTCTGTTAAACGTTGATATTTATAAAGATTAGCCGCATGGGAACCGTAAGAAAAAAGAGTGAAAACACATCAATAGATACGTTTTCTACATATAGTAATAACCTTTTAAATTTAGAAAATAGAATGGCACGAGTAAATTTAGACACCAGCCCTGCTTACTTGAACGGGCAATCGGCTGCTTTGACTTTTGATCCTATTGAAATTACCGATTCGACTCAATATTCATCATTTTTGAATCCAAAAATCCTGCCTAATATTGAGTCTGGCACTACAGAATCCGCAGGAACGGACGCTGACACTTCTGAAACCAAGAATGAACAGGGTGCTACTGTGTTCCAGAACATCACACCTGGTACTATGGCATTCACGTTTACAGGTATGTCTACCTCTAAGGCTGCATTTGCATTCTTTACTACTGGTAATACAACCCCTGAATTGAATTTGGATTCTCTGACTGATACACAAGACGCTTTTGGAAAAGGTACTACTCAAAAATTGAAAGCATTTGGGGCAAGTGCGTTTAAACAGTTTGTACGTCCTATCGGTATTATCAATGGTACTGGTGATCGTATGATATTCTTCCCGAAAGCATCATGGGCCGTTAGCTTTACAGGTGCGCCTAGTAATGCAGGTTATCTTGGATTTTCTGTGACAGTTACAGCGTTGGAAGTTAATACACAATATTTGAAAACCATGATGGTTCTGGAATTGGATAATTCAGTTGGCGGATAAGTTGTGTTATATATTATTAGCCGGGCATTTTTGTCCGGCTTTTGTTTTTTTTAACTAATTTCGTTTGATTTTAATTGACCTTTGTCGTATTTTTGCTAGAAAAAGTATGCATGACAGATAGAGAATTATCAGACAAGTTAAAGTCACAGGCTATAAGCCTTGGACTATGTAAGGACTGGACAAATAACTGGGGGAATCCAGATAAAAATCAATTGTGCGAGAAGTATGTCAAGGGTATTGATTTTTGTCTATTAAACAGATATCCGTCAAATGAAATAATCAAGAAGGAATTTGCTGGAGTACGAGAAAGATATAATATATACGTTGATGATACTAATATTTTTATAAGCAATCCTAAATGGTCTATATTTAATGGAGCTTGTGATTGTGTTGTCACCTATAATGACTATGGTATAGGAGAAATGTATGTCAAGGATAACAGTCATGTAAATATTGTTGCACTTGATAATAGCATAGTATATATTACATTGCTTGATAACGCTAGTATTGAAATAATATCATCACAATATACGAAAGTGTTCGTTTCTACAAATACACCTGAAAACATATCAAAAGTGGATGTAAAAGGTAAATTAACGGTAAAACCATTTAAGCTAGATTAATAATACATGGGACTATTTAATTGGAAACAGCCTGATTTAGACGATCAGATAAAAATGCAGAAGTTTGCCACTCATAAATATAAAGAAGTTATGGTTGGTAACAAGAAATTTAAAATACGCGGTCTTCGTTTGGGAGCATACGATTATATTGTGGATAAACTGCTGATTCGTGATATTATCAATCCAGATACAGCAAAGAAAGAAATGATTGCAATAATGAAAAATGATGCGTCTATTCCATACAAAGTTGCTGCGGCAGGAGTATTGAACAACTATTGGTTTTTTGAAGTCATTCCTTTTGCAAGACGTATATATGCTTGGTGGTTAAGCAGGCATTATGACCATAAGGAACTCACTCCGTTGATAGAAGCCATCGTGGAGGGGGCTAATGTAGGAGATTTTTTTACAAATACAATCCGTTTAGCGTTCTTGATAGATACGACAGCGACATTAAGCAGGAAGGATGCCATGAAATTATCTCTCGATGCAAAATCGGCTCACGAGGATCTATCCAAAAAGATTTCCCCCAATTCAGAGGGGATTTAAGGCTATTCGGAGGATTGATGATAATCAAAGACTGGGCTTTGCTATGGAAATATTCATGGAGTTATATACAGGCTGTTATAATGGACCAGCCTAAACTTGATTATCATTTTGAAGAGAAAATGAAGTTATATAAGGCTTCTCTTACAGATGATTTATATAAGGAAGCCAACGAGGATGCAAGTGGCTTTATATGTAGATTCAAAGAGATTAAGCCTAAAGAAGAGCATCCTGACATATTATTAAAAGACGTTTTGCGATGATAACAAAATACGATCCTAAAATATATCCCCTTAAACTGTATGTTGCAGTGGGGAATGACCAATGGGAAAAAATCAATAGAAAATTTACCAACCACAATAATGACCCGATAGATATATCTAAAGATGAAATTGAACGCTGTTATGGTTTGACTATCAATGTAAGAGAGAAAAAAACAAATAATTTAGGTATACTTATTTGGCTATCAAATGATGGCATAAAGATAAATACTGTAGCTCACGAATCAACTCATTATGTTTGTGATGTGTTTGATTATTGCGATATCTATATGGGTTATAAAAATGGACAAGACGAGCATTTTGCATATCTTTTAGGATGGTGTGTAGAATGCGTAATGAATAGTGTTACAAAATATTTAAAAAAAAATAATTATGAAGATTAGTTTTTTTATTACTGGAAATTTGGTGTGCGACCGAAGCGAAGCGAGGGAGCACAGAGGGGCTTTAGCCCGACAGAGGGGCTTTAGCCCGACAGAGGGGCTTTAGCCCGACAGAGGGGCTTTATGAGATAATAGCCTTAGATGGTAGTGAGGTACCAGAAGAGTTTGATCTGTCACAAGCTGTCATTATTAATGGTGATGTACGTGTGACGGGTAGTTTGACAATGGGCGGCAATATCGTCTGCAATAAATTTGTGGAGGTGTAGTCTATGGGTCACTCTAACGGTAAAATCACCGCACCTATCGGATTGGATAGTGATGTATATCCTACTCTAGGTATTGGCGCTACTAGTAACGGTTATGATTTAGGGTATGCTTGTGCAAACACCCACGGGAAAATAAATAAATGGAGTAAGAAAAAGCCTGTAAGATATGCTGATGTGGCTATAAACTCAAAATTAGATACTTGGTGGAAAGGTGATAATAATGCTAATTGCGGGTTGAACGTAAATGTCAATGGGGATGTATTGTCTAGTTACAAAAATAATACATCTTATGAATATGAGCCTCCAAGAGGTGGAAATAGCGAACCATTTAGGATATTGGATTTTGATGGGTATTATCATAATGCGGAAACGTTTTTAAGGACGCGCGTAATTAAAGATGATGTTGTTACAGTAAATTATCAAGCTCAGACGGTATATTTATATCAAGTACATTATACGAAAGTTTCAGACAATAGTATAGTCCTTAGTGATTTGGATTATGCGTTAAGCCATACAGTTTCTAAACTTAAATTAGCTGTTGATTTGTATTATCAAAATCCGCTTACTACTGTGCCTGTTCCTGCTGTTATAAGAACTATTTTGGCTAGTACGCCTATTGAAAACGGAGGAATGGGTGCTCAAATAGAATTTAGATTTTCTGAATCTGATATTGGGAGAAATATTTATGCACTTTTTTACCTACGAGATGAATCATATCCTATGAGCGTTCCTATTCCTTGGGATAATGACAATTATCCTGTTATGATATTTAGAATAGTAAATGAACCTTTAATATCTGCTCTTCTTAACGGTATTGCATATTATGGTCAAATGAATTGGCATGATCTTACTGCTGGCATAAATCCTAGTAACCCGTTTGATATCTATACTAAATATTCAGATATTTTATTTAAGTTTACGGTTACTAATAAAAGAGAGGGGAATACTAACATAACCAAACAATATAGATTTCGTATAGAAGTTAACGGTACTCTTAATTCAGGTGGAAGCTATTCTGTATCTAGATATTATAATGCTGAGTTTGTTACAGGAATAGACATGAATCCTATGACATCAGACATAATACTTTCTGGTAAAGAAACTAAGACTGTTTATGTAACCGTTGGATCTGCCTTTGAAGATTTTGTTACAGGTACATCCAAAATGGTGCGCATTAACCTACAAGCACAACAATCTGGGCAAAATCAATGGACAAATTTAAGCATGAGAGCTATATTTATAAAATCCAGCGGTATGTAGAAACAAAAATTGTTAGGTATTTATATAATTGTATAATTAATTGTATATAATTATCTATCGTGTATAAGCATACAGACGGGTATTACCATAACATTACCGATCCTGTGATTCTTCGGATGAAAAAGGATAGTGGTCCAGCACCTAGTTCAGTAGATAAATAAAATAAGCCCGAAAGTTACACGAACTTTCGGGCTATTTTGTAACCTGAAAACAATATGAAACCGATACCTATGTATCCAAGATTGATTAGTATTTTTTGCCATTTAGACAATTCCTTTTCTACCTTTACTTCTACAATTTTCTCTACGGTTATTATCGAATCTTTCGTCACTACCGTTTCTTTGTCCAAGGATGGAATACTGTCTTGTAAAAAGTCTTTCTTGTTTTTCAAACTATGAAAAAGCCTGCCATCCGACATTATTTTAGCGTCTGATATGGCTAATGATGTTTCCAAGTGTGAACTATCTTCAAATGTTGTATGTTGTATGTGTTCTGTTGGAAGAGTTATTATTTTTGATTGCCATACTACTCTTTCCGTTACTGTCGTGTTGTGGTCTACTATAGTTGTATTTGTCGAAGATGGAAGTAGCTTGCGTGAACAAGAACACGACAGTAACAAAAAAAATAGCAATATAGAAAATGGCTTATTCATCTACTAGATTTGTTGCGATAAGCGAGATAAATTCCTCCTTCGGTATTTCCAATGCTTCGGGAGAGTTCCATTTCACTTTAATTGCACCGTCAGTACCAATAAGTTCAATGATTTTAGCGAATCCTTCAAAAGCGAATTTTCTAGGCTTCATATCACATTCCTCTTTCATTTTCTCTTGGTATGCTTCGGAGTATGCTTTGTTCAGTTCTTCTGTTTCCTTGTTGAAATCTTCTTCTGTTTTTCTGATTTCATCCGCTTCTTTCTTTTCCTCTTTTGTCGCATCTTCCTTTCCGTCAATCTCTTTCATGTGATTGATTTTCTGTGCGCGCTCGTCATATCCTTCCTTCTTTATTTCTTTAAGAACCTGTTGCATATCATCATCGAATGCTTTTGCAGCTTTGTCGTAAGCGACACGCATAAGCATGATTTTTGCTTTCAGTTCTGATGGAAGTTCCTTCCCTTCTAGTGATAAGGGGATATTCAAGAGAGTTAATCTCTTTAAAAACATTTCTTGGTTCGTCATTTTTCTTGCCTTTTTTAGATTGAAACTGATGAGATTCCTTTCGTGTTAATGTATTTTTTCACATCGGTTACGAAAGAGTTGATAATGGTAATTATAGCGATCTGGGTATCCAGTTCCGGGTGGTCATTGTAGTTTATATTTATACCTCCTCCCTGGTTGAAATAAAAAGTCGCTAACATATTTTCCGACTCAAGAGATTTCACTTCTCCGCCATCAAATGAATTGATGTTAGTGCCATCTGATACGTTTACATTTGCTTTTACTTTATACTGTTTTTCAGCATTAGCATCATTACTGAACATGACACTAGCACTATTTACGCCTACTAGCGTTACTTTGTTTTCTTCTACAGCCATAGTTATAAAAATTAGTCAATGCAAAGATAGTATAATTGGCTTTATTTACTATTTTTAATATGTTAAAAAATGCTAATATATTTTTACTTGTTATCAATCATATAATTATGCTTATTTTTTGTTATTTTTGCCATAATTAAAGTTTATTAGTATGGCTGATATTGATTTAGGAGCATTAAAATTCAAGATAGGACTAGATGATTCAGGTCTTGACAAACAGATAAAAGACATACAGAAGAAGTTACAGGACACTTTCAATCAGGAAATGTCCTTCAAGCCTGTATTGACTGATATTGGTAAGATTAACAAACAATTGTCAGAAGTAGCTGAAAAAATAAAGAATGCAAATGAAAGCGCATCTAAAGTAGGAAATGGTAAATCAAATAAGAAAATGGACATGCTTGTCCAGATCGAAAATTTATCAAATAAAATAGTTGAAGCGACAAGGGAGTATGACAAGCTAGAAAAGACTTACCGTAACCTAGGCAATGCAGGCGGAGATAAGGGGATGGCTACAAGAAAAGCCAATCTTGAAAGTCAAAAGAAAGCGATAGATGATCTTGTCGCTGAATTGAACAGATTGAAAACCGCATATTCCCTTACAGCTAACAGTGCGCCTAAATTGTCTATTTCCGATGAAAGAGAACTTAATCTTCTACGCCAGCAATATGAGATGGAGATTGCAAGGACAAAAGAAATGGATAGACAGGCTGCAAAACAAGAACAGGCAAACAGAAGAATGCAGCAAGCCAATCAGAGATATCTTCAATTTTTGTCAGGTCAGTCAGGTCTTGCACTTGGTATGCCGGAAGGGAGTGCAGAAGACTTGAATAGGAAGATAGCAGCCATACAGAAACGTCTAGAACTGTTGACTAAATTTAAGGTTGAAATCCCTTTGAATAGCAGTCAAGTAACAAAGGCTGATACTCTTATTCAAAGATTACAAGGTAGATTGGAAAAATTGCAATCGTCTTTGAAACAAACGTCAACTAATGAATTGCTTAATATCAATCCAACATCTATCAATCAGGCTAATAATCTTATTTCTGAATTGACTAACAGGCGAAATGCTCTTAATACGACTGATGCGAACTATAACCGTACCCTTACTCTTCTTAACAGAAAGATACAGGAGCATAACAAATTTGTCAATGAAGCGACAGCCTATGGAGTGAAGATGCAGCAAACCAATCAGAAAAATGCTGCAAGCTCTAAAGAATTTACAGAAGAATTGACAAAGCAAAGTCGCATGATGCGTGAGTTCGTGAACACTTTGAAGACTTACGCAGGGTTTTACTTTTTCAGAGATATGTTCCAGGAGCTTGTTAATATTAGGGGTGAGTTTGAGTTGCAACAAGTTTCATTACGTGCTATCATACAAGATGCAAGGCGGGCTGACCAAATATTCAATCAGATTAAGGGACTTGCTGTAATATCTCCTTTCCAGTTTGGTGAACTTGTTAGTTACACGAAACAGCTTGCTGCATTCCAAATTCCTGTAAATGAACTGTATGGTACGATGAAAAGCCTTGCAGATGTTTCCGCAGGTCTTGGGGTAGACATGGGACGTATTATTCTTGCCTATGGTCAGATAAGAAGTGCAGGTGTATTAAGAGGACAGGAATTACGACAACTTACAGAAGCAGGTATTCTGGCATTGGACGCATTGAGAAAAAAACTTGAAGAAGTAAGGGGTGTAGCCCAGACAACTGATGATGTGTTCAACGCCATTTCTACCCGTCAAGTTCCTTTTGAGTATATCAAGGAAATGTTTACTACAATGACAGAGGACGGAGGTATGTTTTATAAAATGCAGGAAATACAGGCTGCTTCATTAAAAGGTATGGTCAGCAACCTTGCAGATGCATACCAGGTTATGATGAATAATATAGGTGAGGCAAATGATTCTGTTCTGAAAGGAATTGTAGGAAGCATAACTGATGCAATGACTAATTGGAGATATTTCGCAAAAGCAATAGAGGGAGTTGCTGTCGGATATGCTGCATTGAAAGCATTACAGTTGGCTAGAATAGCAATGCTTGGAAAAGAAGTTGTTGCAACAACTAATGCTCTTAAGGCAGAAAAATTACGTGAGGCATATTTACTAAAACAGGCTGCTATGTATAGAACACTTACTACGGCCGAGAAATGGAAAATAGCCACATCCACACAATTATCTGCTGTAGAAATAGCTGCTGCTGTAAATTCAGGGAAAATGTCTGCTGAAATGGCAAAGCGTATACTTGCAACAAACATGTTGACTCAAGCGGAACGTCACCTTCTTGTAACCGAACTTAAATTGACAGGCGCGGAAGCTGCAAGAGTATTGTCTATGACAAGAACAACAATGTGGATGAACAGAATTAAACTTGCCACTTTCGGATTGACAAATTCACTTAAAACCTTATGGCTTACAATAAAGGCTAATCCTTTAATGACTATACTTACCGTTGCCGGGCTTGTAGCAGAAGCGTTTCATGTGATGTCAGCAAGATCGGAAGAGTTTAATCAGAAGATAAAAGATAGTGCAAAATCTTTCCGAGAGTCATATAGTGACCTGCAAAAAGACCTTGATAAGATAAACTTCGATAAACTAACCCCTGAGAATATTCAGACACTTGATACGAAGCAGTTGCAGTCGTATGAGGAGACATTGAATGGCATATTATCTAAATATGGTAATATTGGGCAGTATATCATACAGAACAGCAAGAAGATAGATGATCAAAAATCGCGTGTGGAATATCTTCAAAATTCAACAGCAGAACTAGAACAAACATATAAACGTGCTGCCGAAAATGCGGATATATTGTTCAAGGCGGACAAGGCAACATCTACAGGTGTGTTTGGTGACTCATTCTCTGATTTGCTTAAAGATTATGAAGAATCAGCCGTAAAACTAACCTCATCAGGAAAGAATATAGAAGAGTTCCGTGGGCAGATAGTACAAGCATCCAAGGAGATTATAAACATGGGTAAGGGTACTAAGGAATGGAGAAACGAACTTACCGAACTTATAAATAAAGGAGCTTCGGCAGCTACTATTGTCGAGAAGATACGTTCTTTGGCTGAAACGTCAGGGGATGCGCGAACATTTGAAATATTCAAGAACAAAACCCATTTTGACAGTGAGGAATTGTTGAAGGAATATGACAAACTGAAAGTAGGTATAATGGGCGAAACTAAAGAACTTGAAAAATCATTTAATGTTTTTGCAAACAGTCTTGATAAAGAATTGAAAAAAGTATTTGTCGGTATTGATGTAAATAAATTAAATGAGGCTCAAAAGGACTTTATAAGGATTCAGTCTGAAAATTTTGCCACAACTAGCGAACTTGGGGAGAATGCTAAAAAATTGTTTAATGAATTTATTGACAAAAAATATGCTGTTGAAATAGAACTTGACGATAAAGAAGCACAGGAAGGTTTGACTGGATGGAAAAAATCTCTTGATGAAATTACAGGACATAAATGGACTATTGCGATAAAGGCTGCTGATGTAAAATCTATGGAGGATTACTTTAAAGCGGTTAAGCAAGAATATAAAGATGCTAAAAGTTCTATTGATAATTTACAGAAGACCATTGATATGTATGTCAGTCAAGGAAAGGTCAAGAAACTTGGCGATGAATATAAAATATCAGGTATTGTAAGTCCAGATGAAGCCGAGCAAGTGCAACAGACGGTATATGAGATTAATGCCGCTAATGAAGCAATGTCAAAAGCTACAGGAACCGCCAAACGGTTTAATTTAGAATTAGAAAAGCAAAAAAAATCTAAAGGGCGTGATCCTCTTGCTGACTTGTGGAAAAATAGATTATCCTTGCTTGAGTCAGCTTATTCTAAATTTAAGGATTTAAGTGTCAATATAGGTAAAGAGGAAGCAAAAAAACAAATTGATGCTATATATGGTCCACAAGCATTAAAACTTGGGGTAGATATTGTCTATGATAAACAAGCTATTATTGACAACTACAATAAGGCAGCAAAGGAGTTAGAAAAACGTGTTCCTCAGGATGCTGTTAAAAATGCAAGAAAAGCATCAGAATTGTCTTCTGAAATATATGTGGATGCTGCTAAGAAAGTGATGAAAAGGATAACTGATGAATTTGATCGTTATAGGAACAAGTATGACTTCTTCCAGGATATACTTGGAATAACAGGCAATACTGATCTCGCATTAGATCTTGCAGTTCAGTTTAGTGGTGATACATCTACTATGGCTGAAAGTTTTGCAGCAGGTATATACAACAATCTGCAATCCGCATTGGCAGGAATGAATCTTGATCTTGGCGTTTCTGTCGTGCCCGATACATCTTCATTCACCTCAATGAACCAATACATCAATCAGGTACAGGAGGCTATTAAAGGAAATAAGAATATAGGTGATGAACAGAAACAAGTTATCCAAGGTATGATTGACGCATGGAAAGGCTATTTCGGTGAGATGGCTAGACAGTATGCTAATGATTTGGCTGAATATGGAGATTATTATACTCAGGTGGATATTATCAGAGAAAAGTACCGTAAAAAGATTGCAACCGCAGAAGGAATGGGTAATACATCCTTGTCTTCCGCATTGCAGAAAAGCGAAGAGATGGATTTGTTTAAGTTGACTACCGACTATCAAAACTTCTTCGGTGCGGTGGAAGCTATGTCTATGGAAGCTGCAAGAAATGTAGCTGCAAAAGTAAAAGAAATGCTTAGCCAGGCCTTTAATTCTGGTAGTATAAGTGCTAAAGAGTATGTGAAAGAGCTAAAACGCGTTGATGATCAGATTGAGAAGTTATTTAAAAATAACAAATCTGATTTACAAACATATATGGAGGGAGGGTTGAGCGGACTTTTTGATAAACAGTATTCAGAAGGACAGGCTATGATATCAAAGGGTACTACTGATAGCGAAAAGGCTTTATCTGACATGAGAAATGCGGCTCAAGCATATAAAGACGCAATGGAAAATGGTAATGCTAGTGCCGCTCAAGCTGCTCAAAGTGCTGCACAGGAAGCTCAATCACGTTACTCTTCTGCGCAAGATATGATAAAACAAGGGAACTCTATGAGTAATTTTGCCCAAAATGCTCAAGCTACCGTGAATATGATTGATTGGATTGTGACAGGAATATATAATACGATTCGAGCAATGCAGCAAGTGATATCATCTGTTTCTAACTTGATGGATTCTATGGGTAAAGATACGGAAAGTGGGTTTATGCGTGAAATGAATCAGTTTTCAGAGGCTATGGGCGTTATGAATGAAGGCGTGAAAAAATCATGGGATTCATTTAAAAGTGGTGATTTTGCAGGTGCTATAGGATCAGCTATATCAATGCCACTTGACGTTATCGCAATGTTTAACAGGCAACATGACAAAAGATTACAAAAGCATATTGAAGATTTGGAATTTGAATCAAAGAAGTTGACAAACATGTACAATATGCTTGAAAAGGAATTTGATCATCTTATTGATCCTGAGAGGCTGGATGAAGTCACATCTCAACAAGTATCAAATTTACAAGAACAATTGCAAATCCAGAAAGATATTTTATCTGCCGAAGAAGACAAGAAAAAATCAGACAGGGAAAAAGTTGAAGAATATAAACAGTCTATAAAGGAAATAGAGTATCAAATAAGATATTTTACAGAAGAATTAGCCAAGGATTTGTATAGTATTGACTTGAAAAGCTGGGCTAGTCAGTTTGGAGATGCCTTAGTTGACGCATGGCTTAACGGAGAAGATGCAGCGAAAGCGTATAAAGACACCGTGGCTGATGTAATGAGGGATGTAGTTAAAAGCTGGATTCAGCAACAATATATAGAAAAAGCCTTAAAACAGGTAGAAACTACACTGTTTGGTACAGATGGGAAAGGAGGCATGTTTGCTGACAATAAACTTGACGAAGAAGAAGTTAAAAACCTAGGTATTATTTTAGGTTCGTTAGAATCATCATTTGCGGAAGCGAGTGGCGTTGTTAACGAAATAAATAATGCGTTGGGAGGGATGCTTACTGAAACAAAAGAAAATACAGAAGGCTTATCTAACGCTATTGCTGGGGTAGATGAAAATACATTTAATCAGGCACTAGGATATATTAATGGAATGAGATATGAGATGATTGTACAAAGCGATTTATTACGTCAGCTTGTATCATTGAATGGTGGTTCGGCAGGAACAGGAGGTGTTAATATAACAGCTATACAACAAGCACAATTGAGTATATTAACGCAACAACTTGCTGCTACTATGGCAATAAAGGCAGCATTGTTAAGTGTAGTTTCTATCGCTCCAAGGTCAGGAGGAAATGCGATAAAAGTTATTGTAGACTAAAAAATACGCCCTATTAACTTCACAGTTGATAGGGCGTTTATTATGAACAAAAAAAACAAAAATTTGAAATACAAGAACAAGAGGTGCTTGGCGGAATCGAACCGCCGTTATCAGTTTTGCAGACTGTTGACTAAACCGCTCATCCAAAGCACCAATTTTTATGCAAACATACTAAATTAATTTTAAAGTTCGATGTTTGGTAAAACTATTTTTGCTATTTTTGCAATAATTAAAAGTACAATGATGGCTATAGCTAAATATTTTATCAAGAAAGGAAGTGATGCAGCAAAAGATTTATATGCTACATACAAGCTGTATATACTTGAAAGCAAGGGCTTATGGGACTTGCCTACAAAGAAAGAAGCGTATGTCGAAAATTGGTATGACAAGAACGGACAAAAGGTATATGAGCCTGTCACGCCCGTATATCAGCCTACAGAAGGAAGTATTAAATTTGCCGCTATGGGCGATGTTAATACAGTAAAGACAAATATACGCTCATTTTATTCATATATAACCAATGTCATACCTGAATCTGTTGGTATGCCATATGGAACATCATCCTTTTCTATTTGGAATGAAATATGGGGAGAATCGGCAAAACAAGTGATAAGATGTACGGGTTTTGAAACAGGAGCTAAATTAAGCTATCAAGATGTTCAGGATATACAAAATCCAGATAAACTTGTGTCTGCTTATACATTTTCATTAAAATTCAGTATTGATCAACCAACGATTTAAAGTCCAATGATTTTACAGATTAAAAGAGGAAATAAGGTTATTGCGGAGAGTGCTGATTTCTCATTCAGTTCGTCTTTGCAGGAAGTAAGGAAATTGACATGTGAGGTCGTTTCCGTTATTCCGATACAGTTCAAGGCATATAATTCCAAGAGCGAATCGGAATATGATACAGTTGTATATAACGGTAATACATTCATCCTGTATCAAGCTCCATCGGGAGATAATCTTAATGAGGCTGGTAAATATAAATATTCTCTCTTGTTTTACGGAAAGGAAGTTTTACTGCAAAATGTTGCATTTCTTGATATAGTAAGTGGAACGGGTGGAGAGATAAATCAGACAAGATATACTCATGGAGGTTTGTTCCAGTTCTGGGGTGATGCAAAGCAGCTTGCCGCACGTATCGAAGCAAATATAGAATCTTACAATTCATCTCTTGGGGCAGGGTATACAGGCATTGGTACATGGACGTTGAATGTTGATGCAGAAGGTGATTTGACCGAAGATATGATTGACATATCTGATGGAACGAACTTATTTGACGGGTTGAAAAACTTTTATGATAAATTTTATCTGAACTACTATTTCTCTACTACCGCAAATGGTGGGGTCATAACTATAACAGATAAGGCTAGACCGTCTATAGACTGGACATTCAAACAAGGTGATGGCGATGGTGCTGTAAAGGTTTCCTCTTCCGTAGATACAAGCACACCTGTCATAACCCGTATCATTCCACAAGGAGGAAGCAGAAATGTTCCTCCTGGCTACAAAAAAGACGCTAAACCTGTTGATGAATCACGTTATTGTCCATATATATTGCTCCCTAATGATTCTTCTGGGAATATAAGATACTATTTGGATAGCGAATATGGGTTGAAAAACTATGGTGTCAGAGGGAAAACCGTATCAAATACATTCAGTGGAGTATACCCGTCTATAAGAGGAAAGAAACTTGAGGACCTATATCCATCAGGATTACCAGAATGGGATACATATACATCCGCAGGAGAACCCGATCCACAATCCGGAAAGGTTGCTGGGAAAGGTGTGAGTGCATCTACACGGATAGACAAGATTATCGGATCTACTCCAATAAAGAGTGATGATAGTGACAGCTTCTTCATCTATATGACTTCTCCTGGATTCAACCTTGGATACAAAGTATATGAGGATGGAGATTCTTCCGATAAGATAAACGACAATGTGAATCCCCAATACAAACCTCATGCGATGTTTGACAAGTACAAGGATTCTGAACGTTTTGACATATATGGCACAAGAGTGTACTATGGCCAGCCTGTAAAAGTCACTGCTACATTCTCAGGAAAAATGCTTTTCAGTATATTGCCTGTAGGAAGTGACGCTGTAGGGAAAAAGGTGAAGATTAACCTACGTATGGTTATAAACCGTTTATTGGGACAGGCTTCTCCTGTAAAAGAGGTTGTTATTGGAGAAGAGGGAGCTACCGATATGCTTGAAATACCTTTTGATAAGACAGTCCTTACAGGATATATTGAAAAAGGTCAGAATACGACAGTTTCTATCGGTGTTGAGTTTACGTTTGATTCCGATGTCCCTGCCAGAAGCTGTAAGATTGGTTTCAGTGAGGAAATGACCTGTAATATACATTTTGGAAATCAAGATGGTTCACAAGACAGATTTTATTTTAAATATGCTTCTGTAACGGATGCTGTATTCAGTATGCGCACAGGTACTTATACTGGTACGGAATTTAAGATAAACAAAAACGGGATAATCCCTCTTTATGGAGAAGTAAGTAGTGAGAATGGAGAAACAGAAGAAGACGTTGCTATGTTCAATAAGGGAGCACGATACAAGATATCATGTTACAGGACAGACAGTGATAACGCCAAACTTCCGCTCTATACAGACGGTTCATCTCCTGCCATTTCTGAGGGAACTGAATTTGTAATTCTTAATATTGTCATGCCCAAATCGTATGAGACAATGGCTGAGAATACTCTTGAAAAAGTATCTCGTGATTATTTGTCAAGATATGACCATGAAAACAGAACTGTTTCTTTGGATATATCAAGCGGATTTGTTGCCGAACACCCAAATCTGTTCATAAACTTCATAGAAGGAAACATGCTAAAGGTTAGGGATGATGGAATAGGAGTGTTTGATTTTTCCGATAATGGACAGATTGTGGATATGCAGTTGCAGATACAATCGTTGGAAATAAAATATTCCAAAGATAATCTGTTCCCGTCATATTCATGCACTATAGCAAGAAGAAAAATATTGTCGTTTTACGAGCGTCTTGCACAAGAAAATCAGACCGTTTCAACGCAGAATACGACAAATGTAACATTAGGAGGAAGCGGTACGGGAAGTGGAACAAACATTTTCTCAGAGCAGCTTCTTAATGACCTTATAGCATCATTCCAAAAATTTAATGGATGGTTTGAATGGGATGAAGAAAAACAGGCTTTACGATGCAAGTCTGCGTTATATACAAACCAATGGATCTCAGCGTTGGGAGCACAATCTGGTGGAGGAAGTATAGGCGGAGGAGGAATAATACAATCAGTATATGGATTTGCTGATTTAGGCAAGACATTCAACAATGATGCACTTACTGACACATTCAACGCATATACCATCAACGAGATATGGAAACTAGCCAAGGAAGGCGGAATGAATGCGGACAAACTGTGGCAGGAGTTGGGAAAGGACGATGCAACAAAGAAAATCCACATCTCCCATCTCCCTGACAATAAATATGTAACGATTGATACGGAACAGACAGTTACGGCAAATAAGATATTTACTGGTCAATTGTCTACAGCAAATATCGTTCCAAGTGTAAATAACGCATCTACACTCGGACTTGATACGAAAAGATGGGAAAATATATATTCCGTATCAGCTAATATTAGTGGAACAATAACATCCAATAATGTAAAAACAAACTCATTACAGGTAGGAGATATAAAAATTGTATATGATTCCACAAATAAGGCTGTCACATTTGAACATATTGATGGGAGTACGACAATAGGATTGTATACTAAAGGATGGATATCGGCACTAGGCGTATCCCCCGGAGGAGGTGGCGGTGGAAGCGGATTAATAAATAATGTATATGGCTATTCTAGTTTAGGCACTACCTTTTCTGATACCGACCTGAATAATACGTTTAATGCGTATACGATAAATGAGATTTGGAAAATGGCGAAAGAGGGTGGTGGAATAAAAAATATCACCCCATCTGGAAGTGGTAACGCTGTTACGGATATGTCGCTTAGTTCGGATGGTAAAACTATTACAGTAGTATTTGGCGAAGTATTTGCGAAACAACAGGATTTGGGAACATTGAACAATACTGTAACGCAACTTAGCAATAAACTGAATGATTTCCTTGAAGGAAGCGATACAGATAATATCATCAATAAATGGAAAGAACTTGAGGCTTTTTTAGAAGGACTTACAGAAAGCGATAATTTAGCCGATCTTCTTGCGTTAAAAGCGGATAAGACTATAACAATAAGTGCAGGAGCAGGACTTACAGGTGGCGGAAATTTATCTGCAAATCGCACAATATCACTAGCTACATCAGGAGTGAAAGCTGGTACATATACAAAGGTTACTGTTGATACGTATGGACGTGTAACAGTTGGTGATAATCCTACCACATTGGCGGGATATGGCATTACTGATGCATATACACAGGTTCAAGCTGATAAAAAATTTGTAACACTTGCAACAGACCAAGCAATAACTGGGAACAAGACATTTACAAATTTCATAAGAATAAATGACACAAAAGGTCTATCTTATAGTGGAAATACTGTTTTCAGAAATTCATCTGGTAATACTGTTATCTCTAGTTTCGGAGATGGAATGATTTATTTCCGTCCTAATGGAGATACGTCAGATGATGGAGTAATACAAATAAATAAGCAAGGATATCTTAATGGTGTAGCCGCTAATTTTACAGGTAAAGTAACTGCTGCGCAATTTGCTGCATCTGATTATGTGCAGATAGGGGATGCTTACCTTAAATGGGATGCCGCTAACAATGCTGTGTATGTAGTCAAAAAGGATAATACTACTCCGATAGGCTTTTACGCGACAAGTTTTATTTCCGCAAAAGGCATACAGCAAGGAGGATCTAGTGAAGGTGGTGCTATTAAAACAGTTTACAGTTTTGCCAATCTTACTGATGGCACTACCTTTTCTGATACCGACCTGAATAATACGTTTAATGCGTATACGATAAAGAAAATATATGACATGGCTGGACAGGGAGGACTTGATGCTACAGCCATGTGGAATGAATTGAAAAAGGCTGATTCAAGTAAAGTCATAGATGCAAGTCATATACCGACTTCGGTACTTGATGGCAGATGGGTGAAAAAGGCTGGTGATACCATGACCGGAACTCTTACATCCGCTTCTACTTCCGGCTCCATTATATTCAAGGGGTTGGAAAACTGTGATATCACCAATATCTATACAAATAATGGTACTCTATATAGCGATACCAACCTTGCAATAAGAAACGGATTAAGGTTCAACTGGTATGATACATATTGGTATATAGGTAATCTTAGAGGAGGATCAACAAATTCAAGTGGCTTCGGTATTGCAAATGAATCTAATAAGTTATGCTTGCAAGTTACTCCAGATTATACCACAGCACCAGTTTTCAGGTCATCTGCTTCCCAAGGTACAGCACCTTTAATTGTTTATAGCACCACACAGGTAAGTAATTTGAACGCTGACCTGTTAGACGATAAACATGGAGCATACTATCAGAACCGGGTATATGATGCTCTTGTTTCACAGTATAATCAATATGACTATATAGAATTTTTGAGGTTTGTTATTCCTAACGGACAGAATCAGTTACGTGCTTATGTAGTATTTGATTTGTGTAGAACAGAAACGGGTAATGAATCTAGCGGACGTGCAGTGCTTAGATTACGAAGAAGCACTGATAATACAGCAAGTACTCTTTTTTATGTTACTAACTTCGGACGTAGTACTCTTCCAGAATTACGCTGTACATCGGATGATGGTATAACATGGAGAATATGGATGAAATGTAATAAAAGTGGCTATGACCCATATATTGCAGTCAAGATAGTTGAGCAATATCCTTATGGGTATGTAACTACGCAAAATAATGGTACTACAGGAACACCTGAGGGAACAAGACATGTTTTTACTGCTTTATCGGCAGGAATTTCCAATGCAGCTAATTTTCTTGTTAATTCCCGTACCCTTTGGGGACAACCTTTCAACGGCACGGCTAATGTGAGCGGTGATATGACAGGTGTGGGAAGTATTACCATGAGCGGTGACTTGAAAATAGGAAACGCCACTTCTCCTAATACCATATATTTCTACGGAACTAAGGGAGATGGACCAGGCAGTTATAACCATACGTTCATTGCTGAAAGAATTTGGGGAGGTCCGGGATGTAGTGAGCTGGTATTATTCAAAGGGAACGATCTCGGCAATGGTACAGATGCCATAACCGTAAGTGATTCGGGACCTGACAGAATAAGACATATTGCTGTTGCCCATTTATTCCAGACTTATACAACAGGATTATTTGGCTCGGTAGAGAGTGTTTGTACAAGCTCTGCTTTGAAGAACTTATTCAGCATAGCTTCAAACAGGGTCATAAGCTATGTTCAGTTACAATCTACTATAGCAAGTGGCGTTGCTCCATTTATTGTGGCAAGCAATACGGTTGTAAGTAACCTTAATGCGGATTTACTTGACGGGCAACATCTGTCCGACCTTGATGGAAGATATGTCAATGTAACCGGAGATACTATGACAGGGGATTTGACAATGAATAATACCAAAGGATTCAATATAGGTTCGGGAACAAGAGTGGTTAAAACTTCGGGCTGTTGGATTCATGGTGGCTCGGACACAGCTTCCTCAGCAGATGCAAATTTGCGTTTCGCATCATGGTATGGTATAGGTTGGTATCCCACATTCAGTGGAGGAAGTGTAGCGCAAGGAAACAATGCCATGTGGTTGAATGTTAGAACAGGAGTTCTTAATGTTGCAGGTGGTATTAAAGAAAGCAATATATGTATCGGAAGGGTAGACTCCAATGGTAATTATAATATTAACTGTGCCGGAGAGATAAGCAGATACGACCATCATCTGTATTTACAGCGTAATTCGGGAAAAAATCTGATTATGTGTACTGGTGGAGGATTGGCAGGTATCGGTACTGACTCTCCTGGCGAAAAATTACATGTTGCAGGTAATACTAGAACTGACGGATATTTCAAGTCCACTGTAGGTACAGGAACCGCACCTTACCAATGTTCTTCTACTACATTGAATACCAATTTAAATGCGGACTTGTTGGATGGTTATCATCAAGGTTCGTTCATGCGGACTAATGGTGTTAACCAATATGTAACCCTTACAGGAGGTAATGGGAACACTGCTGGTTATAGGCTGGTACTTGATGTTACAATAAGCGGTGGTTGGTCTATAAACGGTATGATCTTGTTGGTAAATAGTAGACATTCGGGTATAGGTATATTAAGTATAGTATTCCATACGACAAATAAAGCAAGTACAGCTTGCGTAGGAGGAATAAACTATTATGGAAATACAACTTCTCTTTACACATCCACATGGAGAATGTTTTATAATACGTCTACCAAGAAACTAAGACTGTTTTGGTATTATGTAGATTATAATAGCTGCTATGTGACGATTCTGAACGGTAGAGGGTATCTGACAGACATATCCAATGCCACATGGTACACGAGCCTTCCGTCTGACATAGGGACAGAACTTCCTACAAATTATAATGCTACAGACAAACTAATCACAGGACGTACTATCAACGGCACTACTTTTGACGGTACAGCCAATATTACCACATCATACTGGGGAACGACAAGAACGTTCTATACGAACAGCCATGATTCCTACAGAGCAAGTTCAGGAGTGAATGTGAACGGGTCAGGTAATGTTACCTTGCTCCTGCCTAATTCCATAAGATGCTCCGATTGGTTCAGAAGTACGGGAAATACAGGATGGTATCATGAAAACTATGGAGGTGGATGGTATATGACTGATAGTAGTTATATACGTAATTATAATTCTAAAAGATTACGTATTCAGACTGACACCTATGATACTATTCAGTTAGTAAGAACTAGTGGTTCTGGAGGAAGCTCCATAGCCTTTTATAATGGTGGAGGAACTTTCAGAGGTCAGTTCGGTATGAATGCGACTAGCTGGTTCACGTTTGATACCGGCACTGCTACGGCCAACCAAAATGTGGTTGAAATATCTCCTGCTGGTGGAATACACTCTAAGGCGGAAATAACAGCCAAGGCTAGTGGTTCTGACATCAGACTAAAAAAAGATATTCAGAATTACAATGCTATGGACATTATAAATAAGTTTAGGTCTGTGAAATATCATTGGAATGATGTTGCCAAAGCTAACTCGGAGGTATATAATAATGATTATGACCAGTTTGGTTTGATAGCACAAGACCTTATAGCAGGGGGATTTAAACAATGGGTAAGAGATGTATTCCACGATTATTATACGGTTACTTATGAAAGATTAATTCCTGTAGTATGGAAAGGATTACAAGAGGTGGATGATGAAGTTACAAGATTAAAGAAAAGAGTGAGAGAGTTGGAAAATAGATTAGGTATTTACAATCAATAGATAAAATTATGGGACATTCTAACGGTAAGATAACTGCTCCGATAAATTTGGGAGATGATGTTTACGCTACGCTTGGTATCGGTGCTATTGGCATTGGGTATGATTTGGGATATGCGTGCGCAAATACACATGGGAAAATAAATCCTTGGGCTAGATACAAGCCTGTAAGATATGAAAGCCTTGGTCCTAGTGATGGAGAAAAATGGTGGAAGGCTTGGGATGGTAATTGTGGTGTGAAGCCAAAACGTATCTCAAGTTATACGGATGTCGAAAATTATGCTGATGGTAGTATGAATGGGTGGGAATATAGCCCACCAACAGGCGGTAATTTTCCATATCGTCTTACTGATTTTAATGGTTATAATCACTATGCCGATCCTCCTATAGATAAGTTCATGTGCCCTGCTACAGCTACAAATCAGTTTACTAGTAGTAGCTTTACATGTTCTGCTGCTATAATGATGCCTTCACAGGGAACTGAGGCTGATTTCCTAAACATGGGGGATTTTGCTGAGATAGCAGAGTGTTATTTTGGTGTTTATGTTAAAAGCAAAACTACTCAGATGTACAGGCGTGTTACTGCTGATAAGAAGATAGGGACAGGATATGCTATGGTAACAGTGAACTCATGGGGAATGGCAACTGGTAAATGGGATGTTTATCCCTTTTTAAGCACAGCCATATTAAACCAGGATGATCCTGATATACTGCATAGTGCTTATTCTATTCCTATGATGAAAAAAGCAGAGATAGAAATTGTAGGATCTTATGTAAGCATATCTATACTTGGAGGTACTTTGCCGACTGTTACAGGTTATATAGAAGTTACTGTAAGAGTACGTAATGGGCAAAGTAGTTCAATAAGTTTTTCAAACAATGTCTGCTTGGCTAGATATACAAATAAGGATTTTAATGATCCAATGACGATAGGCGAAACAAGTGTCAATATAGAAAACTTTCAAGTATCTGCTAATTCTTCGGTTGATAAAAAGGTAAGGATATTTATCTCATCTGATATGATTCAATCTAGAAGTTGTAGAATATGGGTTAGTCTTAATAGTGGAAGTTACAAAGATAGTACATTACTTATATCTATGGGACCTGAACTATAATGAAAATTCCCCTTGCTTCCAATTAGTAAGGGGAATTTTCATTTTCCATAAATGAATATGTAGAAAGACTATTTTCTTAGTTCATCTATTAACGCGTCTGCGTATTTTACAGCATCTTTAGCTACAAGTGCATATCTTTCAGGTTCATTCACAGTACAGTAAACTCTTAAAATACCCTGCATTGCCCTACATGCGTACTCCCTTCTCAAAGTATTCCAATCTACAAAAGGTGTATAATCAGTTATTTCTATTTTATTACTTTCAATAGGAATACGGATTCCTGATGGTATATTGCACATATAATAGGTTTCACACCCATAGCGAATATCTACGATTTCCACTTCCGTTCCTTCTACAATAGTCATATCTTCTGACACAAGAAACGATGTTTTCAATTTTCCTTTCATAATTTCAAAAACTAAATGCCGAAACTGCAAGTCCGGGCGTATTATTAATCCAATCATTATACTCTTCCATAGGTACTTCTTTTACTGATATCAACCTATTTTCATCAATTATAACCCCTTGTTCTTTTGTGTATGAAACGTTGTCAACAAATTTGTGCTCACTATAATCATACATCCGGATGGTTATTTTTAACGCCATACCTTCACTTGGAAAGTATCTCTTTAATTTTACTTCTTCTGTTTTCATATCAATAATACTTATTCGTTACAATTTTCTATTTTACTCATTGATTGACGCATGTCGAACTTATAATTGTTCATACATCTTTTAGCCTTAATTCCACATAAAGAACAAACTACAATGTCATAGCCTTCTTTATCACTCACAGCGTTTTGTTTTACCCAATGGTGTTTTGGACTTATGCTGGAATAAGACTTTGGTTTACGGATTTCTGATTTCGCGCATTTATCTGATTGCTCAACATTTCCGCACATTGCTTCTATGCGAGATAAAGAAGCATAAGCAAATGCTGCACCTTCACCGCATTCAAAATTCAAATGATTATTGAATGCCTCTTTATCAAAGCCGAAATCCTTTCCACATCCGGGACATCTGTAACCCATATCTAATCTCCTTTCTCTTTAATCCGTTCAATATATGACTTATGCTTATAAATTGCTATTTTCTTCATTTCTGATTTGTTATTCGTTAATTGATTTTGGCAAAAAAGTTTTTTGGTTGTCTCCGTCATGAGGATTATACAGGTGTTTATAGCCCAACATCTCCATCATGCACACGCAATCATCAGTTACCCCTATATATGCACCGTCAGGATGCCCAGAACAGCATCCAGTAGTATATATGCCTTTATCCCATAATTCTTTTATTTCGTCAACGATTTCTGCGTCGACCGAAACATAAGGTGGTAAAATGTCACCTATGCAGTTCATACGAGGAACCATAAAATCAGGTAGTTTCAATATGACCATCATTTTCTTATATTACATTTCTGTTCGGTTTTGAAGATTATTTAGAATATTGTTGTTCTTTTGTACACGTATTTGTCCCAAAACGCCCTATCGGGCAGTCATCACAGTAAAAAGTAATACTTCTGTAGTCTGCATTACTTCCACATGGATGCTCGGTAAGCTCCATAACTTTATCATTTAAAAGTCGTACATTCTCTTCGAGTTCATTCACCTTATTAATAGGTGTTAGAGCTTTATATTCTTGTTCTGTTAAAATATACTGCATATTATTTCTCTTTTAATCGTTGTAACACATCTTTATTTGTTTCTAATATTTCATCGAAAGACGGGATTTCTCTCCAATGAGTAACATCCCAAGGTCGGAATGTTTCATAGGAGTAATTGTCATTCCAGAAGTATATATTGCTATCTTCTTCTATATCATAACATGCAAGCCTAATAACACCATCTTTAAGTCTTATTAATACAGGCTGTCCTTCCTCCGGCAACCGTTCCTTAACGCTTATCCAAGGTGATTGCTTTGATTGCCATTCGGCTCCGGCAATAAAAGCTCTTTCCGTAACATCGAATACTGCATCACGAGAACCTGCATCATAATTGTCCTCTTCAAAATTCACTTCAAAATCCGTTGATTCTAATATTTTCTGAAGATAGGCACTTGCCGCTTCTTCTACTGTTGTCATTGTATCTCATTTTAATTTTTCTTCAAACTCGGCAATGATACAATCTGCATCACCGCCATGTACCCAATTCTCTAAAACGAAGGAAAGAACTTCGATAGCTTGTTCTTTCTGCCACTCTGCGCCAGCGATAAACCCCATATAATATGCCGGAAACATACTTCCACTGCTTCTGCTTTCAGCGAAAGAATGAGCCGCTTTTTCTAATGTCTGTTTCATCATTCCTCCTCTGTTTTAATATCCGTTACTTTGCCACGACTGACAAAACAGAAACATCCCATCACATTACACAGGTATGATTCATGCTCCATCTTACACTCTTTGCATTCTTTACACAATGAACATTCACTGCAAACGAAATTTTCATTGAACGTTTTGCTCATTTCATGCAACACACCATCTATTATTATTCCGTTATTTATTTCCATAATAAATCCACTTATCTGACTTTCTTTATGATATAAGTCCTTTAAAAATATGACTAACAACATCTACAGTCCATCCATTTCCTAGAAGCCCCATCCCTATATGTGGCTGTACTGACTTTGTGTATCCTTCTGGAACTGTCTGCAATCTTTCCGCTTCTGTAATATTTGGTGTCCTGAAACCTTTTTCCGCATCACAGTCTGGAGAACTGAATATCAGAGGTGTAAGGCATTTCTTGTATCTTCTCAACAGTGATTCCTTGTTCTTGGCAAATCTGTTCCATGACTCAAGCATACACCATGACTTGTCTTTTTCTACATAACCGTCTGTAATAACATCCTTTAACAGTATTCCCTTATCATTCCATGACGGCACTTCCCAGTTACACCAATAATACCTTGACCTTATTTGTGCGGAGAAATCAGAACTGTTTATGTATATATAATTTACACCAAGGTGAAATGATATCAAATCAGCCCATTCGGATTTCATCTTCACGTTTTCTAGCATAAATTTTACATTTGGATTAAACTGTTTTATATGATTAAGTATGTTCACATATTGAAAGAACAGCCCCGAACGTTCACCATCAAAGTTTAGCTTTTCCTTTCCAAGTCGGGAGAAATCCTGGCATGGTGTACCTCCAATCAACAGATTAATATCTTTCCATTCTATATTCCATTCTTTCCAATTCCTGATATCACCTAACTCTATGATATCAGGATAATTGTCTAATGCCACCTTAATAGACGGTTCATTTATCTCGCTTGCGTAATACTTATTCACCTTTATCCCTGCTCGTTCAAGAGCAATCCTACCGCAGGCTATACCATCACATAAACTTAATACATTCATTGATATTATATTTTTTATTTTTAAGCAAATATACTGCACAAAACTACTCATAACCAAATTGTTTAACGAATTTTATGCTATCTTTGCGATAATAGATAAAAAAAACAAATTATGCAATTTTCGATAGTTCCCAAAATGGACTCCGAGATTATGTTTTCGGATGAAGATTTGTCCGTTTTCAGAAAATCAGTTGACGGGCTGTATTATATGATACATACAGAAAGGGTTTTGGAAGCAATGCCTATGACACTTACGGAAGACGGTATAGAGCATCCTTTCCCTTACGATACCTATGAAACAGGAACCTTTGAGTTTGAAAAATTGCTTTCGTCTGAAAATTGGTCGCGGTATGAGAAAGATAGGATTTTTTAACATAGGGCGTCTTGGGCTTGTTAGAACATGGCAGGTAGAGACGAATATAAACGAAATCATAGAGAAATGGATACCAAAACACATGGTGTTTTGGTATGATATGGCTAAACCTGTGGATGTTTATATTCCCGGCGTTACTTATGCAAATCAATTCACAAATGACGGAGGAAAAATTAAATATGATAGCACTATAAACAAGTGTACTATCACCCATACACCTACGACTGCAAACAAAAACTTTTGGCAAACTCCATGTTCCCCGTCAAGTGCTGTTTCCTCTTTTAAGATAAGAGTGACAGGACTTCCACAGGGATTTTCGATAGAAAGTGGTATTTATTCTACCAAGATAACATCTGACGGAGAATATGACATACCAGAATATAAGAATAGCGGTACGACAACACGATATCCCGGATTTTATTTGGCAGGTGATAATGTGAATGATGCGGACTGCAATATTGTGGTAGAGGAAATTCCTACAAAACAATCCGTACCTACCAATGAGATATTGAAATCCAATCCTTATTTACAGGATTTCAGTGGAAACAACAGACCATTGAAATTAAATAATTTCCTGTTCGCGGCTATGAGTGGAGTGGGAGGATATACGTTAAATGCGAAATCATATCATAATAGGTCAAATAGTATAGTAGGTACATTTGGCGATTACTCTATTGAAGTAACTGCTAAAGTCACTGATATATTAGGTATTGTATGGACTGAGAATGGCGTAGGGGATAGTAATTCTGTGGCTGTGGGGGCAACATTGACAAGACCTGCATTTACTATAACCGTGGAAGGTATGCCGGACGATTTGAAATGGGGAATGTATGAATCGGGAGGTGTTAATAAAGGTAATGGCACTTTTGAAATTCCTGCCTATACCTATACCAATAATACGGAAACAGTTCAAACTAAATTTATTGGGCTTACATTCAGTCAGAGCACTTTTGATAATGTAGATATTAAATTTACGTTCCAGCCGCTTTATCCAAATGCCTTAGTAACGGATGGAGTGGATGATTATGGGCAGGTGCAGAATTTATCACAGGGAGTTAAGATGCTGTTTATGTCTTCCAATATATTTAGCATCAACAAATTTATTTACGACCAAAGATATGATTCGGCTGAGCCATTTTTATTCGCTATAAATAATGCGAACAATAGTATAGCGTATAATTATAGAAACTCAAATGGTACTACTTATATTGACGGAACACTTAATGAATCTACTGTGTGCCAAGAGTTATTAAATAAAAGGCACATAATTACCATAGTAAATAATAATGTTACTTCTTCAAGAAGTAGGACACCATTGTTTTTTAGAAATACAGCAGGTGATAATGTTGCAAATATGGCTTTCTATAACTCCATAGGATTTGATGCTGTTCCGGCAAAGGAAACCGATGGATTCACCGAACAGGATTTAATTGATTATTATATACCAAAATCCATTGTCACTATAACGGTAGTGGATGTGAATGGAGCACCCATAGAGAATGCAACGGTCACGATAGAAGGTTTACAGTACAATACACTATCTGATGGCACAGTAAAAGTAGTGGGGATAGCCAATAGTACCATGTCCATATCTGTAACAAAGGATGGATACATGCCATATTCAAACAATGAATGGAAATTTGCCAATTCAAGAATAATACTTGAAGTTATCAATAATATCATAATCATGGAAGACGGAAACAACATATTACTTGAAAATAACAACTTAATTTTAACAGAGGATTAACAATGGAAGAAAATCTTAAAATTTCGGAAATGACTCCCGTTGAAGCCGTTACGGGTACAGAGATAATACCATGCGTTACAGATGAACCGAAGAAGAACAGGTCGGTCACTATATCTCAGATAAGAGAAGGTATGGTAACAGGTGTAAAAGGTAACAATGAGAGTTCATATAGGAAAGGGAACGTCAATATAACAAAAGAAAACATTGGACTTTCTAAAGTAGATAATACATCTGACGCGGAAAAGCCTGTATCTGATCCGCAAAAGACAGCCTTAGATAAAAAGGTGGATAAAGTGGAAGGCAAATCATTGTCTACAAATGATTTTACCGATATAGACAAACAATTTCTAGATTCATTAAAGCAACAACAAGGAAATGTATATGGTGTAGAAATGTCTCGTGGGCAAAGTGATCCCGTCTATCAGACATGGATAGGAAAAGAGGAATTTAAGGTATCTCATCCTATATTGAATGCATTCCGCCTGGCTAAAGTAAAGGACGGAAAAGTCGTAGGATATTTCGACCAAACCAATCTATTTAAAATGGCTGACGGAACACCTTCAAATATTATTATAGATGGCACTGATGTAGTAGACGATGGCACTGATGTTATGTTAGTAAATACCAAGCCGTTTTGGGTAATTAATGGAGGAACTGATGATACTTATGAAAGAAGGATTGTTGGAGATATACCATTTACTTATGGCGGTGATACGGCCGACTTTGTAGCTCCATTTGCTGTGTGTATCGGATATTCAGTAATAAAAGATAACAAACAGAGATCAATTAGAGACAATACCATTATGGGTACTACTGGAGCAGGAATGTTGGGCGTAAACATCATGACTACAGGCGGATGGCCTACAACAAATATTTCACGCTTTAACTATGAACAATATGCAAGAAATAAAAATACAGACACATCATCTAATTTACCATACGCAAATGCTTTTGCATTTGACTTGGATGTGTGGTGTACCCTTTTGTTTATAAAGTTTAGAACGAAAGATGTTCATTCTCAATCTGTATGTGGGAAAGGTATATCATCTAATGATTCTGCGCCTGATGCTTCAAGCTGGGGTAAAATGACAGGAATAAGATTTAAAAAGAATGATAATCAGACATACGTTTATTATAAAATAAATGTAGCTGGCTTCAAGGCTTCTGAAACAGGAACTACTTATAATTTTGATCGAGTAATCAATAATTATCGTCCTAAACTGAAAATGTTTGAAGCACAGTTGGCGATGTCATACGCAAAGGAAAACAATATTGAACAAAATACAGATTTCACCTATGATGGTTCCACTTATCGTTATTTTAATTTCCAAGGTCATAATGGACTTGCAGAGGGGGAAATGTCCGGTGTTGTTGTTAAATTTTTCACAATCAGCGTAACAGGATGGAGCATTCCCGATTCTGCGTTGGTTACAGACAGGGAAGTTGAAGTATGCTTTGCCCAACCTCTGATACGGGGAAGAATTGCAGGATGGGGAGATATATGGATGTGGTATAGTGGAATAGACTGTGTTATGCATGATCCCACATCTATTGACATATATCAAACTAAGTCGGTAAACAATATGACTACTGACAATGTATCAACCGATAAAAATCCTGGTGAATCGTATGGGTTTGAAAATATCTATGATTTAATTGGTACTAGGAACAAAGGCGAAGGATATCAGCTTGAAAATTTTAAAGACTGTCTTATAGGTAAAACTCAAGGTGGTGGACTTCATACGGGAGAATGCCATTATAACTGGTTTACAGGGGGTGCAGGTTCGGGTAAAATTGGAAGACGTGGTGTTTACTTTGGTGGTCGGTCGAGCAACGACTCTTGTTCTTTGCGGTGTGGTTCTGCGTACCTTGCCCCTGCGCACGCGGACACGAACCTCGGTGGCGGCTTCCGTTGTACAATAACCCAAGCCTAATTTTTCACGAAGTGAAAAATCCTCATCCCAAAACTTGCAAATTATATTAATAATGTTTAAGTTTGCATAATAAAAATCTAACCAAATGCGTCAGCAAAGTGAAATAAGTCTGTCAAAGGCGGTTAGTTGAAAAAAGGCGGTCTGTAGATTGGTGGTGTTTACTTTGGTGGTCAGTCGAACAACGACAATTGTTCTTTGCGGTATGGTAATGCGAACAATGCCCCTACGAACGCGAACACGAACATCGGTGGCAGCTAACGTGCTTAAAAAAATTACTGCTATACAGAAGCCTCGTCAGGAAGACGAAAAATGACAAGACATCCCATTATTAGAGAATGGGAACTTATTAGTACATACACATTTGTAGGTGTATGGAAAGTTAGTTAGCTTTGGCTCAACGGACAAAGAAAAAGCACGAAAAAATGAAAAGAGTAAATAATATTTTTGAAACAATATGCAGCATGGATAATATAATATCTGCTGCTAAAAAAGCGAAAAAAGGCAAAAGGAATCATAGGGGAGTCAGAGATTATGAGAAACATAAGGATGAATACCATCAAAATGTTTATCAAATGCTCAAAAACAAATCATACCAAGTAAGTGAGTATGAGATAATGGAGAAAGTGACTGATGCAGGAAAAACAAGGGAGATACATAAATTACCATTTTATCCTGACAGGATTATCCAACATAGTCTTTTGATACCAATGATGGATAGATGGACGAAAAGTCTTACACTTGATTCGTACAACTGTTTACCCAAAAGAGGTATTACAAGCAAAGTTAAGAAACATTCTCTAGTAAAGAAGATGAAGCGAACGTTGCTTGAAATGGACAAAAATGGGAAAATATATGTCTTAAAAATGGACATTAAGAAGTTTTATCCTTCTGTAAGACATAGTGTTTATAAAAAAGCGTATAGTAAAGACCTGAAAGATAGGGATGCATTATGGCTTATGAATACGCTTAATTACAGCAACAAGGGTTTAGCTATTGGAAATCCTGATGCACAGATAGGAAGCCATTTAGTGTTGAGATCGTTAGATCACGTCATAAAGGAGCAGTTTAAAGTAAAACATTATTTTAGGTTTGCTGATGATATGGTAATACTGTCCCATGATAAAAAACAGTTGCATGAATGGTTATGGAGAATAAGAAATTATCTTTGGTATGAAAAGAAACTGGAAATGAAGAAAAATTACAGAATATTTCCTGTATCAGAAGGAATAGATTTCGGTGGATTTGTTTTCATGCCAGGACATACTAAAATAAGAAAAAGAATAAAGAAAAACTTTGCATTAAAACGAAACAATCCAAACTCCGTGTCAAGTTATATGGGAATGTTGATGCACTGTGATTCTAGAAATTTGATTAATAAAATTTTAACTAAAAATAATAGCCACATGACAAAAATTGGCGATTTAGGAATAAAAGTATCAAGAAGGTTTGACGGGAAAGATGTAAAAATAGACAAACTCGTTGACGAATATATAGATATTCTTGATTTTGATGTAAGACCATCTACTAAAAAAGACAATAGCACATGGGTAAGAATGCAAATATTGTTTAAAGGAGAAAAATGCTTTGTAAAAGGTGGATATGAATCCATAGGTATATTTCTTTCACAAGTTGACAGAAGCCTTCTCCCATTGGAAGATGTTGTTATAAAATTTAATAGAGGTTATTATTTTGATGGCACATTAGATATTTAAAATATGGAAAGAGGATTGATTTTTGACGAAAAACCTCCCTTCATCTTGGATTTAGGGACAGGGTACAGTAACGTACATTTAAATATAAAACAGGTTGACGAGCCATATATTGACAGTGTTGGTGAACCCGTACAAGGAAAATTTGTAAAGAAATGGGTAGCTGATGTACAGCGTGTGAAAAACCCTGTATCATACGACAAAACTGTAAATGCTGCTATAAAGGACGAGTTTCCTAATGGTGAAGAAGAAGCTGCTCTAAGAAAAGGTATATTAAATAAATTAGACGCAGATTATGTAAAATTAAACGAATTTGCAGAAAGTGTAAAAAAATCATTTATAAAAGGCTATGGAGAACTATGATAGACAACAAATAGGAGGATATTTTTCTCAAACAAACGCTTCAAAAGATGAAGCATTGAAAGGTATTGTAGCCGCAAGAATATCACTTGCAAGTGATATTGCAGATAATATGTATACAGCTACATCTAATCTTGTAAGAATAGCTACTATGGAAGGATGTAGAATTAGTCTATATAAAGAAGAATTAAAATCCCGTTCAAGTAGAGCGTTGGAAAATTTATCAATGCTTCTTCCTCAAGGAACAGTAGAATACTTCTCGGTAACGCCAGGAGATATCATTTATGTTGATGGTTCAGCAAATATATCATCTATAGAGTAATAACAATGGGAACAAATTACAATACAATATTAGCATCTCTGCTTGATGGAATTTCTTTAGCATTGAAAAGCGGAAATTCAAATGTAAATGCTGATCAGTTCAATTTTCTAACAGATGCAATAAACAAGTCTACCATAATACCATCCTATTTTGATAGAGAAAATGCTATTAAATATCTTGATATAAGTGATACTGAATTTGCACGAATAACATATAAGGGTACTAAATTTCATCCTGTAACACCATTATTGTCTCCGGTAAGGGTACAAGGAATGACAAAACCCGTTTATTTGAAAGATTCATTAGATGCTCTCAAGAATAACGGGCTTGTCCGTCCAAAAAAGCCAAGAGGAAAATATAAAACTAAAAACTAGACTACCTCATACGCATACATAATCACACAATCATCTTTATTATCCATATTAACCGCCTGGAAAATGTTTTCTTCATTATCCAAGGCGGTTATTTTATATGTACCATCTGTTAGATCTACAATATCACCTAATTTTATATAAGAATATTTATTCCCACTAGGTATTAAATACGTAATCTTTATAGGCTTGTTGTTCCATCTTTTAAATTCTTTCATAAAAAATCCTCATCTTTTAAATTATTGCGCTAATATACAAATAGAAAAAATATTCCACAAGGAAATAACTTACTTTAACAAGTTTAAACTATCTGAAACACAATAAGTTACGCTTTGAAATTTTTATTTTTGTTTAGGCAATCCATGTTGTAAATTTACATTCGTAAAGATGAGTGCACAGTCTTTACGGGAGTTATAATACACACACATTAAATTACAATATTATGGGTTCAGACAAAATTTTTATGTTCGACAATCCTGCTGCTGGAGAAAGTGCAGGACTTATGTCAATGATACCTGCATTGTTGCAGAACAAGGGATTAGACCCCAATCTTGTAGCAGCCTTGATGAATGGAAACAAAAATCAAGATGCTTGGGGTGGTGCTGGTTGCTATTGGATCTGGATTATCCTGCTATTCTTCCTGTGGGGTGGTAACGGATTCGGAAATGGATTTGGCAACGGAGCAAATGGTATACCTGCTCAATTGAATAATGATGCAGGACGTGAGTTGTTGATGAATGCTATTCAAGGAAACGGATCAGCTATCAATCAGTTGGCTAGCTCTTTGAGTTGCTCTACTCAACAGTTGCAAAATGCTATCTGCCAGATTCAAGGACAGATTCAGCAAGTTGGTAATCAGGTAGGTCTTTCTTCTCAACAGATCATCAATTCAATTCAGTCCAATAGCGCAGCTATAGGTTCTCAGCTTGCTTCTTGCTGCTGTGATATCCGTACCGCTATCGAACGTCAAGGATGCGATAGCCGATTGGCTACTTTAGAGCAGACCAACACTCTGACTAGCAATGCAAACACTCAGTTCAACATCATATCTGCTAAGATTGATGCTCAAAGCGCAATCATCAATGACAAGTTCTGTCAGCTTGAAATGCGTGAAATGCAAAACAAGATTGATGCTCTCAGACAGGAAAATAGCAATTTAGCTTTAGCTGCTTCTCAGCAGGCACAGACTGCTAATATCGTTGGACAGCTTAGATCACCCGCCCCTGTTCCAGCATATTTTGTGCCAAATCCAAATTGCGGTTGTGGATATGGTTATCCGTTCATGACTGGTTTTGGTGCAGGTTATGCTGCTGGTGACAATTGTGGTTGCAATTGCTAAAGTTTAGTTAAGAGTTCTTTGACTTATTGAATTGGGCTTCGTAATCGGATAAAAACATCCATTTATATCCTTTATGTTGATTGATCTTATTTCTGCAACATAAAGAAATACAAGAAGGAATAAATCCTAGTTTTTTTGATTCAGATTGTGATTTCAAAAAGATTATATCTGAATTATTAGTAGTATTTATTCCTACTACATTCTTTGAATTTGGATGAAAGAGCATTAATCTTCTTTTTTGGGATTCTGAATTATGTTTACGAGCTAAAGGATAGTTTAAATTCATTTTTTGAGTACAAAATCTTAGATTATAAACATTATTATTTTTAGGATTTCCATCAATATGATCTACTTGGTCATAATGATTAACATTATCTATAAATGATGTAGCAACTAATCTATGGACATAACATATTTTACTATGATTATTTAACCATAAATTTACAATAAAATATCCTTTTCCATCATTAGACTGTTTCATAATATGTGGCTTCCACCATCTTTTAATTCCTTTTGAATTAATCAATAGTCTACCTAGGGAGCAAATACGTCCTTTTGAAGAAACCATATATGTTCCTTCATATCCGATTACGTCCTTCCAAATTTCTCCCTCCAAGGAGATGCTCTTAATAAATTCTTTGTTTGTCATTGCTAACTAGTTTTAGTGATGCTAACATAGAAAAAAGGAGGGAAGGGCGTTAGCGAACCCTTTTCGATAGGTAAGCTACTCCTATCTATCCCGATGCAAATATATTAAAATTTTAAAGAAAGGGAAAAGTTATGAGTTATTTTTTTAATCCTTATATGGCTGGCTATACTGCTAACCGTTTCAGAGGAGTACATAGGCTAGACTTTGGAGGGATACCTTTTATAAGAACTTCTTCTGTTACAACAGATACAACAAATTCCGAAGTTATATACGGTATTAGTCCATGTCTGTTCAGACGATTACCTAATCAAGGTATCTTACTTCTGAGTGTAAACCATGTTCCTGCTGCCGGATCTGACGCTTACCTTGTTTCTGTGGCTACTACATTGACAAATACTCCGTCAACCACGACAAGTAAAGTTCCTTTGGTAAACGGTTCTGGAGATCAAATGCCATCAAGTGAGATTTCACAAGGAAATAAATACTTTGTCTATTATGACAAATGTAATGGAATATTCCAAGTAGTAAATCATATTGTTACACCTACTGCTGCATCGCAGGCTAAAAGTACGGTGAAATAATATTAAAAAGTTATAAGTATGTTTCAATCAATACGACAAGGGCAACAGTTTTTTATATTGCATAAAGGTGAAAATCCTAGGTGCGATATAGGTACTGTGATAAGTGTTTCAAATCCTGTCCCTAAATATCAAAATGGATATGCATCATATCCTCTTCCACAAAATGAAATGGTTGTGGATGTGAAAGTAAAAGTTGGCGATGATACTCTTGATTTTCAAAAGTTACCAGCCAATCTTAGCATAGCAGACTTTTCCCAAGTAGGAGGAAACGTAGTTGTATCAGAAAGCAAAGATGCTATCAATGCTGAGATAGAAGCTATGAAAGTGAGCAGTATGCGAGTAGTAGAATCTGTAGAATATCATCAAAAAGTAATCAAAAGCTGTGATGAAATGCTTACCGCATTAAATCCTGCATTTGCTGAAAAAGCTCAACAAGATAAGGAAATGAAAGAGCTTAAAGGTGAATTGTCTCAGATAAGGGATATACTTGCTCAACTTGCTGCTTCGGGTATCAAATTGCCAGATGTGCAACATACAAACAACAACAACAATAACAACAACAATAAAAAATAATAACTATGGGTTGGAAAGTATATGGAATGGGCCGTAGCTTTGAAGGCGAAGATATGGACCGCGAATTAGAAAAAGCGTATAAAGAAGGTTATCGTGACGCTATGGAAGAAATGGATGGCCGTTATGGTGAACGTGGAATGCGTAGAAGAATGGACGATGATGGGCGCATTTGGGACGATGATGATGAATACGGAGAAAGACGTGGAGTCAAAGGTACTGGTCCCTACGCTAGATGTAGACGCTAATTCAATTGATTTAAGCCCGTAGTGGTTTACTACGGGCTGTTTTTCTTTAAAAACAAGAGCTATGGAAAGAACAAGATTAGATGTATATGAGAAACTTCCTTCTGGGATGGAAAAATATCTTGCAGAACACGGATGGAACTTCTCAAAGAAATTATGTGAATATGCCGTTTCAAAGATGAAAGATAGAAACGGAAACAAGTTACACCCGTATGACAAGGATCAAGTAGAAGCATTGATGAAACAATTCAATGTTGAATTGAAAAATGATGTAGAATACAACAAGGTTTATGTGTTGAATATGGTACGTGCCGATTATATGGGTTCGTCTATAGTCAACGAACAATACGCTTGTATGTTTGTGAAAGATTATCTTGATGATGTTGACGGAAGCCCTACACGTGCTCTAGATGAGTATTATGCTAAATGTATAGCTTGTGGAACTCCGTTTTCCTGGGAAGATTATATTTAATTGTTATGGTACGACAAAGACTATACATCGAAGAATATGATTGGACAGTTGATGTGTTCTATTCTGTAGACAAACACTCTTACTTAAGAGCAATATACAGGTTAGAATATATTGGCTGTCCTTTTCATTTATTGAACAGAATAACGGATAAGATAAAGACTGAGAAGTATAATTATGGTGTTACATATTCAAATGATAAGTGCACTGTAATGATTATCAGTCATAGTACATCTGATGAAGAGTTTATGAATACCCTAGAACATGAGAAACAACACATGATTGGTCATATAATTGATTATTACGGCATAAAGCCTTCATCAGAAGAAGCTGGATACCTTGCAGGGTATGTAGGTGCTTTATTTACAAAACCTATAAAAGAAGAAATTTGCGATTGTTGTAAAAAGAAGTTAAAATAAACATATTATGAAAAAGATATTTATGGCTATGATTAGCGGAAAAAGCAAGGAAGAAGTGTATGATATGCTTACTGATTCAGAAAAAGAAATACTGTTTGGCATTGCGCAAAATATGGGTATGTCACGAGTGGAAAGAAGAAAAATGAAAAGGAAGTATGAAAAGAAAAGATAGGGATTTTACTCCCTATCTGTATGGTCTTACTAGTTTATTCCAATAATGAAAGTATCTATTATTATACATATTTTTATTCTTTAGTAAATACAGGTGAAAATTCTTGAATATACCCAGTAAGTTCGTCTACATGTTTCCTTAGCTTGATATTAATCAACTTTAATAGATATATCTCCCTATATGCTTCCGCTAAGCTAATGGTTAATTCTTCCTTATCCATATCTCAATCTCCTTTATCTTTAATCCGTTCTAGTACATCCCTGTTCGCTTCGAGTATTTCATCGAAAGATGGGATGGGCATATAAGCGACAACATTATAAGTATATCCAGTTCCATATATGAGCCAAGATTTATTATTCTTATTATATTGAGCTACGTATACCACTCTATTGTCAAGAACGACTAAATATTCTTTGTTTTCTTCCGGCAACCGTTCTTTCACACTTATCCAAGGGGATTGCTTTGACTGCCATTCTGCACCAGCAATAAAGTCAACAATGCAGTACGATTCACAATGACGCTGCCTGTTTCTGCAATCATTGGCATATTCTTTCGCCGCTTCTTCTAATGTCTGTTTCATTGTATCTCATTTTAATTTTTCTTCAACTTTAACATATCCGTTTTCAATACACCAACATAGCATATCGTAAACTGCATCAATAAGTTCTTCACCTTCTGTGATATTTATGAAAGACCTAGTGTAAGGATTCATATATAAGCATGTATAGCTATCTGCAAGTTTTTGGATGGTAAGCACTTCATCGCCAATAAAACAAGGTAATTTATTGATAATATCCTGCAAGGTGTAAGTGGGAATTATTTCCCAAAATGCACTATCTCGTTTTTGATTAATTACATCTTCATATATTTCAAGTTCCCATTTTGCATTTTTATAAGAAAGAGCGTAGCACCAACACATGCTTGCATCGCTTGTATCCAGACCAAGCTCCTTCAAGTGCTTCATCTGCTCGATTGATAATACCTGTCCCATTTCTTATCCTCCTCTGTTTTGAATTTGTTTATGATCATTCTTTTATTAAAAATAGCCATAACAATTAGCGCAAAAGCAACTTTTAATAATTGCCTTTTCCCAACTATTATAATATTACTACGATTAAGTCCATCATCGGTCATGATACAGTACCAATTTTTATAAGGTGGCATCACCTTATAAATATATATCTTACGAATCATCTTTTTAATCTTGTTTAATTTCACGATTTTCTTTTAATTCTTCTTCACTTATATGTGTCTTGTGGTTGCCAAGATTAGAAATAGTATTTGTACTATTAGGTCCACAATATAAACACATTTGGGTAAAAGGGGAATATACCCTCCCACACTTGGGGCAAATCCATCCTTGCTGTCCGAATAATCCACTATTAAAATTTACTTCATTCATTTTGAATATCTGCTTAATAAATTGTAAAACATTCGTTTCTTCTCAACGTATTTTAGTCTATTCCTGCGAAGTTTCCTTTTGTTATTGGATACAATCATTTGACAACCTATAACGCCAACATATATGAAACATGAATGATGTCTATTAGCTTGTTTGAAAGCCCACCGAATCACATCACGACAATATCTGTAACTATCATTTTGAACACCTTCATAGCCTTTTCTCATTATGAAATGTCCAATTTCGTTAGCTTCTTCTTCTGAATAGCATATTGTGAATATATTATTCATATTTATCTTGTTTTGTTCCTTATTGATCAATTACTTTTTTCAATTTATTAAAAGCCTTCTCTTTATCAAATCTAATCCCATCTTTGAACTCCAATATCAACTCCCAAAGCTGGCTTTTGTAAACATCACCTGCTTTATAATCAGTCTTATAATGGTATTTCTGTGTAGTGGTTATTTCCTTAAATATATTCGTTGCATTAAGATATGCGGCTCCCCATTCTGTAAGCTCTACACTAACGGTATCATTCAAATCTATTTCTATCATAAATATTCCTTTCTCATTAGTGTTACGTTAATCCTCAATGGAATACAATGCCTGCATACACTCAAAGGGGAAAGATGAATTTAAAGCATCATATATTTCTTCCGGTATATCATCTTCGCTTTCAAAATTACCTTCAACACTTTCAGATCCAAATGCTGTTGCAACATGCTTCTCTTTATACTCCTTACCATTAATGGTTGCGGTTGTTTCCCATCCGTTAGAGGTTACTTCGATTACTATCTTATTCATTACTAATATGTTTTGAGGATTATCCATTAAACTTAAACTCATTCATATATCCCATCTCTTTCAAGCGGATATTAAACTCTTCAACCGAATCATTATTAGGAATGAATTGTTCAAGAACATCGTTAAAAGGGTGCAGATAGTTTTTTAAAATATCATTAGCCTCTTCTTCTCCACGTTTCTTTCCTAATCGGTCTTTGCATACTTCTATGTAATCATCTTTTGTCATATTGTAGTGCGTGACTGTATCAACAATTGTACTAAACCTACAATATAAGCCGTTTGGCTGTTGGGCTATAAATGATCCCATAATTACCTCCTTCTGATCTAGTTTTGAGCCATACGGCAGACATTCAACCACCGTATGGCCAATATTTATTTCTTCATTAAGTCAATGCGATCTTTCAAGGTAATAAGATAGTCGTGCATCTGTATTTTTTGCCTTTCCATTAAAGCAACCTGATCTTCACCAGCTATTTCAACAGCATCTTTTCGACCAAGAAACAGGACTAACTTATTATGTTTGTCCATCAACTCATTATATTCGATATACATACGGTCAAGAGGGGTATCAGCCACGTGATAAGCCTTCTCAAAGACATCTTTAGGGGACCAGCTTTCATAACCGTCTTCATACACCACCTTATAACCTTCTTCTACTGGTTCCATTGTTCTTGGAATAGCATCAGTAGGTAGATAAATTTTTCCACCCTTGCGAATTGCTGGTGTGGCTTGAACTAATTTTGTTCCAATGTACTTTTTCATATCAATATGGATTTTACAAAGCCCGTCCAAGGCTATTTAATTCATTTCTGTTCTATTATAATTCGTCAAACTCTTTTTGTAATTCTTTTATTTTACTATCCAAAGCATACAGATAGCACTGAAAGAAATTCTTACCAAAAAGTTCTTCCTTTAATGGTACATCATTGTGCATTTGGTTATATGTGAATATCAATCCACCACCATATTTTATGTTAGATTTTTCAAGTGTTATCTTATGATCTTTGTATTCCTCTATTTTATTGTTTATTTCTATTGCTCTTATAAATTTATCTTTATCCATATCTTTCCTTTCCATCTATCCTAGCAGCATATACATTGCTACTAGGAATAGATAATAAATTGTTTTTTTACTCATTTCTTATATTTTGGCATTAATATACGATCTTACACCAAATAAATCTTGATAACTTTTGGTTATAA